CTCTGTTGCCCCCCCCCCCCCCCCGAGGTGTTTAGCGTTATCTTGTTGCTCATATTCTTTGTCCTTTATATCTTCTTTTGACATTCCAAGCTCCCCACTTTGTGGTTTATATTTTTTCTCCGCAAAATGCAAATCATTGCAACGGAAATCTTAATTTTTAACATTTTAATAATAAGCCGAGGTGTTACTGACTTTCAATGTCATTTACTCACATTTACTGTCATTCACTCACATTTACTCTCTTTTACTGTCATTTACTCTCATTTGCTTCGGGGGTTGAAATTCAATAATATTAACATTCCCTTTAAAATAGTCAAAATTTATAGGGTGTTTTTATAGGATTAAGTTTTGTAACCCTTTAAAAATTCGCAATAAAAATCCCCCGCTCCGAAGAGCGAGGGATGCTGGATAAATTGTGGATCATATTCTTCAAATTCTTTTATTTTTGTTTTGTGGCATTTCTCCCGAAAATACTGTTGTGTTATAGGGATTGTCCCAATTAAGCCTATATTGAAATTCCTTTGCCCTATGTGACATTATAGCAATAGCAGAGCCGACTGAAGGAACTGGAGGTTCGTCTTCTTGTCCGGGGATTATAAACCCTTGCTTACCCGGCACAATTAGCCACAGCGCATTTGGGTTGTTTATAATGCAGCTTTGCATATACTCGGTTTCAAATCGGCCTGAAGGAATAACAAAGCATATTTCATTATTGGGATCCTTTGACTCCTCAAAACCTTTTTTAATCCAAGCGGGTGTCTTTTTCCATGGAGGATTACAAAAAGAAAGACCGCTCCAAGGTTGAAGCAGTCCGTTTTCATTTTTCGTGTATCTTATATTTGCCGGTATATTTTCTTTTGTACAGCAGACATCTATATCAAACTCTGTCCTGCCAAACAACTCCAGCAGTGGCTTATATAGTGCTGGTGGTGTCATGTAATCCTCTCGGATAGACTCGTACTTGGACGAGTTCCCATATCTTGACATTCTTTACTCCTTTATCTTTTTCATTTATGCACAACCTAGTTTACTCTCATAGGTTCAGGCCTTGTTGTATTTTCCATATTTTTTGTTTTACTTCCGCAACTCATTTTTATTTCCCACTTTATGCAAGGAATCCCATATTTCTCAAACATATCGCAATTTGCTTGCTCGTCGTCAATAGCAAGGTTTATTTCATAGTTCTTCAGCAATTCAACCAAATGCACTTCTTTTACCCTTGCACTTGGGTCGGCATTTTCAAGCGGCCGCATCAATAAAATAAACTCTTTGTCGTAGATAATACCTGCAAGGCGGTGCCTCGTTTCCTCTCTTATGCTTTCGCTTCTCGCCGTTACAAATATAAGGTCATTTTCTTTTGACAGGGCCTGCTGCAATATTTTCACAAGTGGGTAATGCGCAGCCGAAAGAGGAGCGTTTGCGTTTTCGTCAAAAAACTTCCACATTTCCTCACCGGTCAAACCTTTTCTTTCAATCTCATCCCAAATCCAAGCACTATCTATCAAGCACCCATCAATGTCGCATATTATTGCCTGTTTCATTAATTCCTCCTCAATCTTCCTACTGTTTTACATATCATATTTATTACGCTTTTCTTTGTTAAATGTGAATCCGCATGCAAAGGTTTATTTTCATATTTATTTGCCCAATCTTCTATTGGGTTGTTAAAAACTTTATCTGAAGTTTCTTGCATGCTTTTGTAGGCATCTTCGACATTTTGCGCAGCGTATTCTATAAATTCAAAGGTGTTCATTTTTCCCTCCTCCAATCTTAATGGGAACATTTAATAAGGATGTGCCCATTGCTTTCCCCGGCAATTGAACATCTCCCAGTTTTTTGTATAATTAATTCCTCCCCCGGCACTAACCCTAAATATTTTTCGTTAGCTTTTAAATACAAGTTGCCTTTTTGGAATATTGCGCTTTCAATAGGAATTGTCCTGTTAAAAATTTCTATAAATGTTTTCTCGGGGAGTAAATCACTAATCGGCATCCCACTAACTTCTTTATTGTCATTCATCTTCTGCCTCTCTTTCTAACCATTTCTTTATATATTTTTCACAATCACAAATGCCTCCATCACCTTTTTGTCGTATGCAGAAACGGCAAGCATGTATTCCCGGTGTTGTGTTAATAAACGCAACTATTTCTTCAATGCTACAGTTTTTAATTTTTTCGTAATTTGTTATCATAATTAATCCCCCGAACTCAAAATGTCTATTAACTCAATTTGGCTTTGAACTCTTTTTGCTACATATTCGCTATATTTTTTTAGATATTCTAAACTTTTAATATCTAAAACGCTTAAATCCTTGTCAAGTAGTGAAATATAGTATTCTCTGCATTTTTTGGTTTTTGTTTTTAATTCCATTACTCATTCTCCCCAAATTCGCTAACCCCACATATTTTACACTGGTCGTATAAAAGTGCATCGCCAAATTCATTCTTGGCATAGTGGCAATATTTGCTACTTCCATAATCCAAAATAAACTCTACGGCCCTCGAGTAATCCGAATACGGACAAGGAAAGCCGCAGCACCTGCAACCCGAGTAACAATAGAACGTATCCTTTGGAATATCTTCAATAGATAGATCCTCAAAATAATCATTATTTAGCACCCGAACCAAGCACATTTCTATTTTTCCGAAGATATTCGCCAATGCAAAGCGTATATCCCAAATAAAATCCCCGAGCATATCTTTTATATTTTTACTCATTTTATTGCAACCTCCTTCCAAGTTCTATGTCAAACACCATGCCGTTATGCTTAAGGTCTGTATTTCCCCCAAAAACTATGCTTATCTTTTTAATTTCAAATAGCATATTTTTACTTGGGTCTTTTGACATACCGAGCATAAATCGGGCATATTTTTTCCCGGGTTTAATTACATAATGCATGCCGCCATTGTGATAACAAATTTTGCTAACCCATGATTTTTTAACTTCTCTATACTCATGTGTCTTTTCACCGGAAGCAATTTTATTAAACCATTCGGCCTTTAAGTTAAAAAACAAACTGTTTTCTTTTGTAATAATTGGTAGGCTCTCATCGCTACTCATTTAATCCTCGCTTTCTTTATTAAGCCATAAGAAAGTATTTAATCTTTCAGAAATAATCAATATTTGAGTTTCGACATCGGCGATTGTATCTTTTTGCTGTTGTTCAGACTTTGAATTTTGCATTTTACATTCAAAGACCTGTTCCAAGTTTTTATCATCTCTAGGTGCAACCGACGAAATTGAGAGTTTTTTTATTCGTTCTTTTTCACAATCTAAATGCCCCAGCTTTCTTGCGCAGGTGATTGCTTCGTCCAGTATCTGATAATTTGTTTTCATTCTTCTCCTCCTTCTGATAAGTTCCATCTCTCGGGGCAAACTCTGTCATCCATCCCCACCGAGCAAAAATTAATATTTAACCAATTCACGCAGGCCTTGCGCCTATATCCTACTGTGCGCTTTGAGTATCCGCAGATTAAACGCTTTTTCGAATAATCGTATTCACTATTTGCACATTCCCCGCAAGTAAAATTCGCAACATGATATGGCTTGTCAGGTTCAACCGACTCAAACAACTCCGCTTTGTACCGCTTGCCGGTGCCATTTTTCTTCTTTTTGTTATATTGTTCAATTTTTACTCGAGAAAAGCGTGTATTTGGTATAATATCGCCCATCGCTCCTCCTATATATTTACAAGCTAAAAGGTAAATTATACCCCGGCGGCAATATCCAAATATGATACATATTCGCTTCGTCAACAAGGTTTGTTTCTGCAGGAAATACTTCTATTGCCGTTGCATCCGCTCCAAATAGTTCATTTTTTATTCTTTGCTTTTCCGCCCAAGGTATATCGCTGCCGTCCTTATTTCTCATGCAAGCGTGTTCAACTTCGCCCCAATCAGTCTGCACCTTACGAATCATTACGCAATAATTCTTAGCGCTGTCAATGAGTGCAATGTTTAATTCATTGCACCAGCCGCTCCCCCTGTTGCATATTTTGGGACTTGGCTTTTCTTTCCACTTATTTAACTTTATTAATTTATAATTAGGCATTTTTATCTCCATTTTTACTGTTAATGCTGTGTTATTATTTATTTCTTCGGTCTTCACTCTTATCAAATACCCATTGAGCTTCTACACTCGTTAATGAGCTATACATGCATTCAGCCAATATATATAACGCGTTGCAGGCCTCTTTGCTAACTAAGTCGCCAAAAACACTCTCAATTGCATTATTTACCTTATTTCTAAACTCTAAATTTTTCTTTAAAGTTTCCATATCTTTTTCTGTTATTTCTCCCATAATTTATTCTCCTTTTATTTTGTGTCCGCATTTTGGACAATATTTGTTCTGTCTTTCAACCCAGCGTTTATAACGCTCCTTGTCGGCTTCAGTCCATTTTTCTTTTGGTTTTGCCATCAATTCTCGCAACCACTTGTCAGGGACCATAGGCATCGTTTACCTCCTTAATTTTCTCAATCTTCTTCTTATTCCACGCTTGTCCTTGCCATTGGCGACTTTTAATTGTTTTTCGAGGTTAAGTATTTTAAAGAATGCCTTTACCTTTTCGGGTTCAAATTTTATGCTTACTTGGGCAAGGGCCTCTCTAAAGCTTTCTAAAATCTCGTCTCCACTTCGAGCTTGAGCCCTAGTCTCGGTATAATTATGAGGCTTGTTTTTTAGCATATCGGGTGGAATACCAAGAACATCGCAAAAAGATTTGTTCATTTTTTCTTGAAATTCTTCAAATAATTTTTTGCTAGTTTCGCATTCGCTTGACACCTTCCAAAAATCAGGAAGGGGAATTATTAGATGTGGGGCCACCGGATAAATGTTACCAAGCTCGTCCTTAACGAGCGCATCTTTTACCTCTATGACTTCAAGATTGTTCACTTCCTTACCCTCCCACAATATGCGCAACTATGAGTGTTGTAATATGGATCGTAAATCCAATCATCTGTAAAATGTATGTTCAAAAAACATAATATTTTTCTAAATCTCATATTCCTCCTTTTTCAGTTCCCATGCCGGACCTTATAAAAATTATTTTATCCAGCCACATCCTTTGTTAAGTATTCTTTAACTCCCATATAGCATCTATCATCGCAATTACTCTCGATATATCGCTGACAAACCCCGCACACGGACCGCTCATTGCCTTCGTCATCAAAAACAATAGCTTGCGCCGCTGCATCAATCGGCATCGCTTTTAGTGCCTCCCACCTATTCATCGTCGGCCTCCGATAATTTATCAAGAAAATCCGTAACTTCATCATAATTACCGGCCTCAAATTCGGCTTTCATTTTTATAAAATTTTCGAACAATATAGTGTACGCTTTTGAATATTTGAGCGCTTTTATATTTTCAAGCCCCTGTTTGATTTCAGTCTCCGTATATCCGAAAAAATTGGACACTAAAACGCACCGCGAAAAATCGTCCAAATCCCAAGGTAAAGATGGAGCATTTTTATTCTCGAATTGTTGAGGTTGTTCTATCACCCCGCCGGCTTCAAAATACTTCTTGCTTTTTATAATCCAAAACATTGTATTTGCTGAAGTTCCGTGTATTATGTGCGGAATGCTTTCACTAGATCTCCCGCAAGTGATTTTTATTCTCATACTGTCTCCTCTGTATTTTCTTTATAGGTTACAAACTTATTGCATTTTCGTAGCACATACCCTCTTTGGGCCATTTGGTGTAATAAAAAATCCGTCATAAGAATATGCAAGTCGCACCAATTAATGTTTCTTAAATTTTCGTTCATGTGGTCCGGAACAGTTTTGACCCAATCCTTGTAATAATCAAACAAGTCTTTAAATAAATCTTTTTGTTCATGAAAATCCCTCAATTCATTTGGAAGGAAGGCATACTCTCCGTTTTTGTCGTATAAACTCTTTGTCATAATTTCTCCTTAATCTTCAAAGTAAAACTGCGGGTCGTCGTAGTTGGTTATAATCCCGTCTTCTATTTTTGTGCAGCAGCCTCTTACGGCTTCAGCGATTTCCAGCGCATCGACATCCAAATCAAAGTCGTCGCCAAGTTCAATAATTAATTTCATTTATTCCTCCGTTTTTTAACTGTAATGTTCAAATGTATGTTCTTCAGGTTCTCCGAGCGTTCTGCCCAATAATGTTTCTATTTTTTGTTTTGCGTAGTTTTTAATATATTCATCCATTCTATAAGTATGTCGCCAGTAATGGTCGCCGTGAGTATTCATGATATAAGAGGCTTCGGTTATAAACATTACATACTTATATTCACCGTTCATTCCGTCGGTAATAATTCCGAGAAATGATTCTTGCGAGCTTTCTTTATCTCGCAGACGATAATAACTGACATACATCCCGATAACATCTATAAATTCCTCTTCTTTATCTTCATCATCTAAGTGCGAAAATAAAAGATCGTCGAAATTGAACTTATAACCAAAACCTTTTATCAAACAGGCTTGCACGCTCATTTACTCCTCCTTTTCTTTTATAGTTATAATAATATGTCCGCATTTTTTGCACTGGGTACGGTTCCAAGTCATCCCGTCCACTTCCGTAGTGCCGATGTCTTTATACTCATGCGGGCATAATGCGTCCGGGTTTTTTATTAGCAATTCAATATATCTTTCCGTGGCAGCCAAGTTAGCCAATGGCAAAATTAGAACTTGGAACAATCCAAACAAAAACATACCAATATCTTTTCGCTTTAAGTCTCTTTTTAGTAACGGCAAATATACCCAAAGGCCCCACCAATAATAAGCAAATACTGCACCGAAGATAGTCTGCTTCAGGGCAGGCAAATAATTAATCATTGTCTTCATCCTCCGCAGCATCTTCTTTTAATTTTCTGATTTTTTCTGCATATTCGTTTGTATGGTTTTTGTCATTTTCAAGATAGCCGGCTTTTTCCGCCTTATCGTAAATTGTTTCATAGCATTCGTCACATATTGGAATAGAGCCTTCTTCTCCGCTGTATTCGCTGCCACAACTGCCACAGAAATCTTTGCCACACATCCAGCAGGTAGTAATATCTTTTTTGTGATTGTAATCATCTTTTCCGCAAAAATCGCATTTTTGCACTTCGATAGTTATTTCTTTTTTCATGCCTGCAAAGCCTCCTCTTTTATAGAATTCATAATCTTTATTGTTTGGTGAAGATATTTTTCAGAACGCCCATAATAAAGTGCCCAAAGAGCGTTAAAATATTCAAGTATATCTTCACGCGTTTTAAGTATTTTGTTTGGCAAGTGATAAGTGTACTCTTGGGTGTAGTCAAGCTCAATCTCTTCGCCTGTTTTGAAATATCGCGCCAAAAAAGACACCATTGTTCTTGACTTATCTGCGCAACAAGGACCGCCCTCTACGCTACTAAATAGCGCGCTAAAATGGGTCTCAACAAAGCTGTAATGCTTATATAAAAAAAGAAGCTCCTCTTTATGAGCAGCATCTTTCTTTATTAGCGTTGATATTACTTTTGAGATTGGATAGGAAAAAGAGAACCAAAATTGTTCCGGTGATGAGGTGTCTACTTTTAATAGATCCTTTACTGTGTCATAGTCCTTTACGGCTTCATCGTCCATTATTTTGTCCAAGCCCTCAAATAAGGTTCTTAGTCCGTTCTGAAGCGAAACATCGGTTTCATTTTTTGTTGTCATTTTAAATCTCCTTTTTCTTTGTTTTTATAAAATCGTAATTTGCTATGCAAAAATCAGGGCAGTTCATCGGGTTTTCGTAACAGTCCCTTTTACTTATTTCTATTTTCTTGCACTCTTCGCAGCACTCGAGTTTTCGAGGTTGATGCGGGAATTCTGATAATGGAACCTTCATGCCGGCGAATCACCTCCCACTATATCAAGCGTAACATCCACGTTGTCATCAACCGAAAAACCTGAAAAATGATAATAGTAGGATCCGTCAGAAATATACACATCAGCTTCAGGATTAAGTCTCGCAACCTCTGCCAGTTTTATAATTAATTTTTGAATTTTCATTGTTCCTCCCCCTTCAGTAACTCGTCCAAATCAAAGCCGACATTTTTAAGTTTTATCATTGTCTCAAATTGCATGTTGCTGCACCTGTTGGACTCAATATTTTTTATCGTATTTAGTGAAATATTTGCTTTATCTGCGAGCTCCTGCTGTTTTAAACCGAGCCTTTGTCTAATCTTCTTAAATTGGCCGCCGATATAAACTTCTTTAACTTTCATTTTCTTTTTTCCTTTTCTCTTCCAGCTTCGCTTTTACCAAGTTTGACAATCCGCTTATGTATTCAGCCATCCTTATAACGGCCTTGCCCAAATACTCCACATTTACTTTTTGAGTGTGATTATTGTTTCCGTCCAAAATAGGGAAAGAATCGCTGTAATTTTCTTTAAGAAAATCCGAAAGGCCCAATTTGTATAAAAGTCCATTGTCGCTTACGATGTACCATTTACCGATGCGCTCGTCGCTCTTATCTCTAATGAAATTAATCTTTATATAAGCCCCTCTGCTATCCAAGTATGGGGTTGTAACCTCAAACCAAGTATTATTTTCTTGGTCGTGTTTTCTGAATAGGGCGAGTTCATCGTCACTCAAATCTTGTATTCTCATGCCGGCACCTCTTCTAGTTGCATCAACTGTTGCGCTATTCTTTCGATTTCGGCGATTGTATATTCTCTATTTTGGATTTCTGTTATATCCCCAGCGTGATTACAATCAAAGCCAATTACAATGCCGTCAATTTTAATATCTTCGTCAAATTTATCAACCGGCTCATAATAAGTTACTCCACCGTGGACATCTATAACAATGTCATCAACATTTTTCGCAGAGTCAATTTTTGCGTAAAGCGGATTGGTTTTTGGAATAATAATGTATCCGCAAAACCAATCCGTGTTAACACCTAGTTTTTTAAAGCGCTGCTTCATTTGTTCATCGGGGTAATCTATACCGATATTTTTAACAACTCCAGTCAATCCCGATTTTGTTGTAAATTTTTCACTTGATATAATCATTTTTCCTCCTTCAATTTCTTAATATCTTACTTTTTTCTTTGCGGATCTGTTTTATTTTTTTCTCCAAAAATACAAGCAAATCCTCGCGTTCGCTATCATCCAAAACGGCAAAGCGCCCGCAATCAATATGCCTAATCAGCGGATGATAAAATTTTGCAAAATAGTTTATGTTATCAAGGCGTTCTAGTTGTTTTAGTGTCATTTTCTCTCTCCATGCTGTTTATCCGGTTTATAATTCCCTGCGCAAAATCGCAGCAATAAAAGGCTTTTGAATAAACAAAATCGTCTGAAACATCTGCAAGCCTTTTTAATCCGTGCAGTGCAATTTCAAGTTTTGCTTTTAACTGTTTATTTTCTTGTTCCAAATTACTCATTGGCGCACCCGCCTATTGCTAAAATATTGGGAAGTATTTCGGATATTCCGCATGATGTTCCTTTTTGAACCATAATCCTATAAGGATATTCTTTGTACTCCTTACCGTCAAGCTGACTGCCGGCTCTGTGTTTGCCAACTCTACTTGAAACATAATTTGCCATCCCAGTTAAGTGTGGCGGCTTGTCTATAAACTCTCTATCGGGCCAAATATGAACTTTCCCCAAGCGTTCAAAAGGATATGGTCCATGGGTATATTGATTATGAGCATCATCAAACATTGTCATTGCATACTTTCTGTCAAAATTATATGCGCTTATTATAAGCTCTGCCGGAGCCCACTCACCCCATTGCTTAAAGAAGAATGCCACCCCTTGAGCTTTACATTGTTCTTGGATATTTCGTACCCAATCAGGATGCACAGGTCGAGCGTTATGCCCGCTCTCCCCTCCGGCGATGACCCAATCTATACCTCGTAGGTCTAACTCACCTAAATCGCCAAGCAGGGGCTCGCACGATAAGAATTTTACATACGCGTCAGTTTGCTTTAAATAGTCAATGCGGTTTTTATGCTGCGCACTTTCAACTGAAACCCCGAGCCATACATTTTTCGGGTATTCAAAATTTGGCAGTCTTTCAGCTCTTTTTGTTAATACTTGGAAAGTATTCAAGGGTTGGATTTGACAAGCAGTTAAAATATAGCCAATCTCAAGGTCCGTAATATCTTTGTGAAAAGTATCCGACATTGAATTTACGAAGATTTTTTTATTTTTTCCGAATAGCCTGCCAAGTTCTTCAGTATGAAAAGTAACTTTTTCAAAAGGATCCTTATATTTTGTCTGCCCCATTGCCGTTAGGCGCTTGTGCATTTTCTCTGCATAACAGTTTTTGCAACCTTCAGAATGTTTTGTACATCCTGTGACAATATTCCACGTTGCATCTGCCCATTCTATGTTTGTGTCGCTCATGCCTGCTCCTTTTTGTTTTCTGTTATAAACTCGATTATTTTTTGAGCAAGTTCTTCAGCAATGTCAATTGTTTTATCAATTTGGATTGCGGCAAATTTTTGCCCGTCCTCAAAGCGGCACTCAATATCGAGAGTGTCTTCGGTTTCCCTGATTGTTGCGTTTTTAACCTTCATGCCTGTAATCATTCGCTCAATGCTCCTTTCGTTTCAACTCCATCGGGAATTCCTACCACCCTGACGAGTTCAAGAACCGATGCTTTCATTTGGCACTTTTGTATACCACCTTCTTTGAAAAAATCATTATAAAAGCAGCCCTCGCAAGCACAACCTCGTTTGTAGCAGCCTATTGCATCAATAGTCCAGCGCCGAACGCTAACCGCTCGCCCCAAATCCCTGCTTCTATAATTCATTATTCACCTCTTTATGTTCTACACAATGCCAAGTGCGCTGCTTGCGCTGTCCATTTCAGATCCTGCGAGTTCTAGTCGTAAGGTATGTTCATTTTCGGGAGTGAGTTTTATTGCGTACTCTCTCGCGGTTCGAAGATTGTTGAAAATATCAAAAACCGAATAACCGCCGCCGGGTTCTTTCATTTCGAGAATGTATTGCCCTTCTGAAAAAGTGAGTATATTGCCCAAATCAAAATGGACCTCATTCCCAGCTTCAAGGTATATTTCCAAGTGAGGGGTTGAAAGCGTATGCGCTATTAGGTGATTTTTAAGTTCTTTGCTGAAGTCTAGGAATCCCGTTTGTGAACCGGTAACCCATGAAGTTTGTTTTTTATTAAATTCTTCAATCGCGATTTTTAATTCGTCAGTTCCTTCTATATGTTCATAATCCTCAATGCCGAAGTTATCGCCCATGTGGTCATTTATGTAGTCAATAACATCTTCAGGGTCAATGTTTATTATTTTCTTTTCAAAAACATCAATTTTGCTAACTTCTTCAGCCAAAAGGTCAATTTGCTTCATAACATCAAAATGTCCGTATTCATTCAGCTTTCCGAGTTCATAATCTGCATTTAAAAAATATGTATCGGTATCATCCTCGGCCCTTTCGGAATCGTTAGGGTTTAATATGCACATATCGCTTGAAGCCTCAAATTCTTTTAGTGAAATACTCATTTTAATCCTCCAATCTTTCAAAATGTTTCAGCGTGTACGGCTCGTCGTCCTCGCTTTGCCACTCGCTTACTTCGTGATATTCATCCATGCCGGAAACATAAAGCATCAATGTGCCATCAATCAATTCCAGTCTGAATATTGGCTCCGGGCAGCTGTATTCTGTTCTATTCTCGATTATAGGTTTTTCAAATTTAAGCCTATCGCCAATTTTAACAACATTCCCGTTTTTATCTGTATATGATATTTTTTCTTTATCATCTTCGCCGGCGATAATTGTTTTTATAATACTTTCTGCATAATGTTCGTCTGTATTGCAAACCCAATAATTATTTAATTTTTTGCCGTCTTTTAGCCTGTTACTTTCAATCGTCCTGCATATTTTTGCTAACTGCTCTTTTTGTTCTTTTGACAAGTATTTGTCGATGTCTTTGTGATTAAAAACAGTAAATTTAAATTGTATTACAGCCATTTAGTCCTCCTTCAAAACTTTTTGGAGCGTAGTTATTGCGCACCAAATATTATCAACCGCATCTTCATAAGTTTTACTCATACTGCTATCTGCGGCTGCCTGCATAAAATATAAAGCCTCTTTTATTTTTTCAATCGGTGTTTTGTTTACAACGACCTCAAACCCGTTTGCCTCGAAGTCGTTCAGAATATTGTTGGCCAGTTGATTGCAGCAATACATAGGAATATATTTGCCGTATTCTTTGTAAATATTCTGTTCTATGATTTGTACCGTATTGTTTGATTTAACCAATTTGCACCTCCTCTTTCATTGTGTACTGATTTATTGAGTACTCGTCCCAAAAGGCATCCTCGTTCTTCGAAGAATACCAAAGTAAATATGCGATTGTTCTTGTCGGGAAACCCTTCAGAAGTTTTTTAAAATTCTCCTCGTCGGCTTTCGCAATCAAGCTATATAAAAGTGATGAAAAATTTGTGGACATAGGGTTTGTCATCCAATGCCACAATCCCTCGGCTGCGGTCTGAAGCTCCGGCTTGCTCAAAATGAAATCTCTGCCGGTAACCTTTTCACATACATGGACAATCGTTCCAAATTCTTTTTTTGAAGTTATCTCAAAATTCATGCCGGCACCTCCGTGTTTAGAAGCTGTGGATATTCATGAATATTTCCAATAATTTCGCAATATTCTTCGGAAAACATCGCGCTAGTATAGCAGCTGTCATTTGCGTACCCACCATCTACGAATTTTCGTATTTGCTGAAGGTGGAAACCACCCTTGCAGGCTTCTACAATGAAAATTCTTTTTGAAAAATCAACAACAATGTCACCGTCATATAAGAGTTTTTTGTTTTTATCTTTATACTCCCGGCACTGCATAAGCTCGCAATCTTCAAAAGTTGCGGGTAATGTTTCGCTGGTACCTATTCCGTCAAGACTGTTTTCAAAAATAAAATGCTCATTAAATCCGTAAACTTCAAACATTTTTTTAGTAGGCTTGTGGAAAGCTCTAAATCTAAATCTATCTTGCATCTTGCACCTCCAAGAGCTCTATTTTTAATTTTTTAGGATTATAAACCTTCTTTAGGGTTAATCTCTTATAATATCTCGTATATTCATCCCCATATTGTGTTTCATATCTTGTATCTAACGTGAATTGAGATTTACATTGTGGGCATTTATAATCTCCATCCGGATCCTCCCAACTATCATAATCTACATAACCACATACTGGACAATAAGCATTAGTTTGGTTTTCTAATACTCTTTCAGGGTTTTTATTAATCTCATACGGCTCAACAAAGAAATATTTCTTGTCTTTATCGTAGGATAAAGAACACCAACAATAACATTGATTGCCGATTTTAATATTATCAGTAGACAATTCTTTATTATAAACTGCAATTAAATTATTTTCATCTTGAACGTATTTTTTACGTTCTTCGTTTTCAAAAATAATGCGATTGTATGTATAGATATGCGTTTTCATTTATTCCGTCTCCTTTTTGTTTATTTTTAATACCCATTCCAGTAACCATATTTGCCTATCAAGAAGTCTTTTTGCCGACTCCGATAATTTGTTATAATTTTTTGACCTGTAAATCTTAAATAAGTCGAGTTTTGCCTTGATTTCACTGTACGCTCTAATGGGGTTATTTTCGTTCAGTTTTTTCGGGATTTTTTTCGTACACTCTTTTTTATCTGTAATGCCTTTATTGCTTGCAATCAAAGCTAATATTTTTTCGTTTTTATTTAGTCCGTATGAATAAAGGGTTGTCTTTGAGATTTTGAGGGCTTCTGCAAGATCTAAAATTGTGCATATTTTTTTGGAAGCAATTTGTCTTAAACTTTTTGCTTCAATTTTCCGTTTCTTTTTCGGATCCATATTCCCTCCTCTCAAAATAAAAGGGCATTGACCGTCAATGCCCAGCAACCGCCGGAAGGTGCTCGAGTATTCTTTCCGGCACAGCCTACGCAGCTTAATGTTCGTGCTGTGGTTCTTTCCTTATTTTCTCCTCATTGTTTTTTGCTTTTGACTTCTTTTTGCTTTTTGGTTTCATCCGCAGCCTTGTTGTATCTTCAGCTCTGAAAAATGCTGATTTCGGAATAAAGTATTGAAGTCCGTGTCCTAAAAATTGTTTAAAATCTCCGACCTTTGCCGCTTTGTATTTTTTTATTCGGAATATAGTCGGTATTCTGTCGCCTGATTTGTCTATATCCTCGCCGTGTATTTGAATAATATCTCCGTCTCGCAAGTGCGAAAATACATCGTAAGAAATAGCAAAGCTGTCTTCTCGGTGGTATTCGTGCCGCTCGGAGTCAACTGCGGTCTTGCGAAAAGTTATTTGGTTGGTGTCGGGGTTCCATAACAACCAGCCTATGCACTGCGGCCCCTTGCTTTTATCAATAACCTTTTGACTATGTTCTTTATCATAAAAGTTTGAAATTGCTTTTTTATCTTGCTTGTATATTTGCGCAACAAACCCTTCTCTCTTCGCCGAGAGCTCGTAAAGGTCATTCGGCTTTTTGCAGATACAGTCAGCTACATACCAAGAGTCGGGGTAGAGAAAATCATACTCAACCCCGTTTACTACCTTCTTAATATTCATACTCTCTCCCAACATAATGAAAAAGCGGCTATTGCCGCTTATTTATCTAATTTATTTAAATCCATGAATGAATTGCCGTGATACCTGAAAACCTTCCGAAGATATTCGTCTTTTTTTTCGTTAAAATCTTCAAGCCCACCGTGAAATGTTTCATTAATTTCGGGCCAAGAACAACCGCAAAAATATCGGAGCCTCAAAACGCTTGCTTCAGCAACAAGAACCTGTTTGTCTCGAACCATCTTTTTGAAATTGATAGGATCCTCGAGTTTTTTTATAGCTGTCAAGAGTTCACTCCGCTCTGCTATCCGGTATTTATCCAAGGCCTGAATATCTTTTTCAACTTCTATTTTTTCCTGAATAAGAAATGCAATTTTATCGTTGTTGGTTTTTTGCCTACTAACTGGATTTTCGTTTAATCGCACACCTGAAGGGCTGCTTATTTTTGAGTTTATAGTAGCAAGTTCTTCTTGTTTTCGGTCAATATTGCGCAATAATGCTAGGTAGTTTTCAAACCTTGCTTTGTCAAATATATTTATCGTCATTATTGCCGCTGCTCCCATCTTAAACTCTCCCACACCCTTTCTGACCGTAGCAAGGGCAAACTTTTTTGCAGTCGCAAGCCGAAAATTCGACTTTTTTCATTTCTGCTTCTTGCTCGTCTTTGCCGTCTGATTGAAACTCGTCAAACATTGAAGCGAGTTCCTTGTAATCATCCTCTGTATATCCACTCATGTTGAATGGAACCTCCCCTGTATCGTAATGCTCAAAACAATCGAGCAGCGCTTTTTTATCCGTTTCGGAAAGTTCCGAAATTCTATTGTCAGCGAGCAGGTCGGCCATTTCCTCCCCGTCGTTTGCGTATTCCTGATAATCTACCGGGACTTCTTTTAGGCCCGCGAGCTGCGCAGCCATTAGCCTACCGTGCCCTTTTACTATATACCCGGACAAGTTTGAAACCGTTATCGGAGCTCGCCAGCCATTCAGTTTTATAATTTCTGCAAGTAATTTTACTTGCTCCGCAGGGTGCTTGTTCGGGTTTCGAGGGTTTTGTTTTAAACTCTCGATTTTAATAACCTTATCAAACGAGCAATAAACCGGAATGCCGTCGGCAATTCCCTTTGATGTGTTTTTAGTCGCCATTTTCAATATCCTCCGTTTTTAAAAAATCAACTCTCATGCCCGAAGTCGGAACTCTGTAATCTTCTAGCTCGTCCGCTTTTATGTATTTTCTCCCGAATATCTGCTTCATATCCCTCCAAGTTTCAACTGGGATTCTGAAGCATGCATTTTCCGTCAAGAAGAAGATAAGGATAAAAGTTAAAGCGTTAAATTCTTTATAATCCAATAGGGCCTGAAGCTGATTGTCCATAACTCTCGATTGTAGTATTCTGTCGGCATTGGTTGACTTTGCTTCGAACATAACCGCTCGTCCCCCTCCGAGGACCCCTTTAAAATCGGGCTGCGCTTTTGATAAATAATGCGCTAGGAACTGTCCGCGCCCCATTGGCTTTATTGCCTTCATTGGCTCGGGTGTTTTTTCTACATTGGCCCAGCCGTTGCACTTGTATCTGAAGCAAGCCTCGTCAATCATCCGCTCAAAAAATGCACCATCTGATTGTGCTTGTTTACCCTGCAAAATATTCTTTGCTATTGTGTAACCGTCTCTCAATTTCCTATCCTCCAATTATCAACTTCAAACTTTATTATTGTTGAATTTTCGTACATTCTTGAAGTTATTGCCTCTCCAAAATATTTATCGTTTAAATCCGCGTAAGTTGAGTTTGCTGACATTATAATCGGCAGCGCCTTCAAGGTTCTGTGGTCCACAATTCCATATACGAAATCAACCACATACTGTGTAGGCTCCACCTTATCAACATCATCCAAAATCAAATAATCGCAGCTTTTGGCTATATTTATTTTTATTTGGACCGATGCCTTCAGGCTTGCATCCGAAAAGCTGTCTTTGACCTGTTTTATAAAATCCGCAAGGTTTAAAAAGCAAACTGTGAAATTTTTGTTATAAGCCAAATCGTTTGCCAATATACATTCGAGCTTTGTTTTTCCGGTGCCGTAGTTGCCGAGCAAAATCAAGTTTTTGCCTGTTATCCAGTTTTCAATACTGTTATTGAAGTAACCCTCAAAATCGTTTTTGATTTTTATCAGTTGTGGGCTTGTGGCTTTATAGTCGCTCAAAACATTCCCTTTAAATTTTTCGGGAACTCTTGCGCTGCTTAAAAGCCTAAGTGGCAGCTCCGTATCGTCTACAATAACTCGCTCATTCCAATAATCGATTTTTTTAACTATTTTTTTGTAGAGCCAATTAACCTTTTGGGCCTCTAGGCAGTTGCACCATTTTATAGAATTAAGATCGCTTTTGCAAAAAAAGCACTCGTTATTTTCTGTTTTTCTTTTTGGGAGCGTTTTTAAAGCTATGTTCGTTAGCTCTTGTATTGTTTTTATTTCCATCAAAGCCCTCCGTAAAGTTGTGAGCCGCTTTTGAATCCTTCAGAATTACGGTGCTCGTTTTTTGCTTGGCTCGGATATTTTTTTGAATTTGAAGCAAAAAGTCCGCTCCAGTTATTTGCAATCGAAGTCTCAATAAGATCCTTTGCCTTTTCAAAATTCCCGTCACTCAATTTTATTAAGCGGTTTATAAAGGTCTTTAGACTTTTTTCTGTTTTATAGCTTTGTTTCTTTTCGGATTTTTTATATTCAATCCAATCTATAACCAAAGTAATAAAATCAGTGTTATTTGGATGGTCTCTATTTATTACTTCAGTAATAAATACACTATTAACTGTATTATTATCTGAGGTGTTTTTGCCCTTAGGTGGGGGTGTTTTTGCCCCTACATCTGCGGGTCTTTCTACCCCAAGGGGTAGTGCCTCTAAAAGCCATAGCCGTCTTTCTTTAACCTGTTTTGAATTTTCTTTGTAAAGAAGCTCTCTATGAAGAAACTTGTTATTCACGAGAATTGTAATCCAATCTTTAATTGTAGCCTTATGAACCCCATATAATTTTGCAAAATATTCATTACTTGCAAAACAATACCCTCTCGTGTTGCATAAGGCTGTAATTTCGCCGTATAATAACTTTGCACTCGAGTTAATACCCGAGTATCTTACACTTGCCGGTATAATTGAATAGTATGAAGGCTTTGCCACATCAATAAAAGTTGATGGTTTTAATATTTGGAGCTCGTCCAAATCTTCTTTACTCATTTTTAATCCTCCTAATTTACTATTCTTTACTTGATAAATACCGCGAAAAATGTTTTATTATTTTTGTAATGAAATAAATGTTTTTGCGGAAATAATTCTTTTACTTTCTTGAATGGAATTTGAACTTCGCTCCACTTAAAAACAAGAGTTCCGTTTGGTTTTAAAACCCTCAAGCACTCCTCAAATCCTTTCTTAATATCTTCTTCCCAATTTTTCTCCAGTCGTCCATATTTTTTACAAAGCCAACTGTTCGGGCCAACATTTTTTAAATGCGGTGGGTCGAAAACCACCATATAAAATGTTTCATTTTCAAAAGGCATATTTCTGAAATCTGCCTTTATGTCCGGGGACACAATCAGCTTGCGCCCATCGCAAAGGGTATCCTCAAATTGTCTGTTGTCGATGAAGACAACATCAGGATTTTCTTTATTCTCCCAGAACATTTTGCTTCCGCAACATGCGTCTAAAATTCTCTTCATAAATTCCCCCATTGTTCGGCCATCGCATCGGCTATTCCTTGAAATGTTTTGCTTCTATTTTTTGCGTCATCGCCTCGTTTGGCGGCCCCATATTTTTCTTTTATTTTCCGTCCCGTTCCCGCTGGGACATAAGGCCCGATAGGTTGGACAATATTGGTAGGTTCTAGCAAAGGCAGTCCCTTCAACCACAGTCTTGTCTTTTTAGTGTATGGCTCCCCAAACATATATGGTTGAATTTCTTGAGAATGCACAGGCATATTAAAAATAGTACTAGACACTGGATTTTCGACTGCAATTCTTGGACAATCTGTATTCAGAAAATGTAAAAAGAAATCCTTAGCCTCTAACCCTTTTAAATATCTTTCTTGATTCAAGACTCCTTTTTGGGGATAGAGCCTGCAAGCCCCTGCATTACTTAAAAAGGTGCACGGTGGGTGAGCAATTATCATATTCCACCCCCCCCCCAAGATGGTTTAATACATCATCTTGGATGTGTTGCCCCGGTATATCTGTTGGCAAAATATCACAACTCCATGCATCCCATCCGACGGCTTTAAAGGCTTCACGCACAACCCCCGAATATTCACAGGCGATTAAAATTCTTTTCATACAGTGTCCGCCTTATTTAACTTTTTTACTTTTTAAATGCTCTGTCAATTTTGTATAACACTCATTCACTCGGCCTTCTTTTATGACTGAAATCATACACTCCATCGCTGATTTAGTTGCGGCCACGCTTTTGGTTGCGCCTGATTTGTAAAGCGCCGGATGAAAATCTAACGAATTATTTTGTTTTGTCCCGGTCAAATACAGATCCAAATAAAATTTATATGTATTTTTGTAGAGAAAATCAATTTTCTTTTTCATCAATTCATCTTGGTCTTTCGTGCATTTTTCAAATAGGTTTTTAACCCATCCAAGCGGGTTTAATTGTGCTTCCACAGGTCTTTGCATAGTTACTACGTTGTTCATGTTTAATCCTCCTCTATGTAATGTGTGTGCTTATGGATGCCGAGTAAAGTTTCCAATACTCGGCAAATATAAAAACACGTTAATGTTTCACATCATTATTTTTCGCGCCGTGTATAGCTTTCAATCCGAGTTCATTTGCTAAAATCCGTCGTTCTACTCTGCATCGGTCGCGCCGTTCTGTTTTGAACGACTTATGTATTCAATTGTCAAAGTGCTGAAATTTTATGCGCAAAATGCGCTAATTTATTTGGGTTATTCCAAATTTATTAGCAACATTTTCGTTTTGAGCGATGTTCGCAGATGTATTCAAAAATTCAATAAATTTTTCAAGATTTATTAATATTTTTCGTCCTGACTTTCGGTGAACGATTTGCCCAGTATTCGCAAGCTCTCTTATATAGCGCTCGGATATTTTACAGTCGGGATCGTTATCTTTTAAAAGTTTATATACCTCATTAACCGTTCTCATCTTCGGGATCTTAAATTCGATTACTTCTGACATCTTTTTACTTCCTTTTTGCAATACAAATCAAGCCCTTTGACACTTCCCATGCCGGTTGCTTAATTTTTCAATACTCAACTAATTTTTTGTTATTTAATCCCTTCGTCTTGCGGCATTAAAGAATTTAAAAAATTGTACATTTTTGTTGGTTCTTTAATAAAACATTTCATAACCCATCTAAAAGCCTTCGTCATATCTAGACCTTCATATTTTGTTATTCTCGACTTAAAATTAAGTCTTAAATCTTTTTCCACTTTAATTAACATTCATTCTCCAGTTTTTTACAAAATACTCCATTTGGTGTATTGTATAAGTATATAAAATTATATATTCTATGGTTAGATTGTATGGGATAATCTCCTTAATGTCAAGGGAAATTATCCACAAAAAAATCACCAATCTAAATTCTTGCGGATATTACTATATTTTAACGGTTTACAAAATTTAATAAAGCGAGGTTTAATAGATGACAGCACAAAATAGAATGAAAGAAATTAGGGATGACTTAGGTGTTAGCCAACAAAAACTTGCGGATGAACTAAATGTAAAAATAAACCCCATTAGTGGAATTGAGTCCGGCAAACAAAAAGAGTTCTCGCTGCCGTTGGCTTATTCCATACACGAAAAATACATGTATGAACTAATGTGGCTATTGTACGGAAAGGGCCGAAAATTCCCCATTAAGCGAAACACAATGGAGCCAAGAAACATATCTTTGAAGAAAGCTATGAAAAACTGGGGTGAAAGACTATCAAAAATTCAGTGTATAAGTGGGTTGTCGGTAGAACAATATGCAAAAATTGTTGAAATAAAAGATAAGAGATTTTTAGATCTATGTACAAAAAGTCCATGTCCATATATGGATGAAGTCTTAAGCATTTGTGAAAATGCAGATGTGACAATTGACTATCTTTTATTTGGCGATGAAAATGAGGAAAATAAAAATGGCCCCAAGAGAAGTATTGCCGACAAGCTCGGGTTAACTTCGGAGCAAATGGAAGAACTAAAAAACGAACTCAACGATAATATTAACAAAAAAAATGATTGAATCCCCAGTTTTAACAATAGAGGTGAATTATGGCTAATATCAGACCCCGCAAGAATAATGAAGGTAAAATAACCTCTTATCAAATAAGGGTTTATAAAGGACGAGATAAAAGTGGCAAGCAATTAAAGCCTTATGTCTTGGCTTGGACTCCCGAAAAGGAATGGAGCGAAAGTAAAATACAAAAAGAGCTCAACAAAGCTGCAATTTTATTTGAAGAACAATGTAATGCTGGTGGAATAGCAGACAAAAAACAAACCTTTGAACTCTATGCAGATTATGTAATGGATTTAAAGGAAAATGTTGAAAAGAAAAAACATAGGACCATTAAGCGCTATAAAGAATTACTTGAAAGAATAAACCCGGCAATTGGCCACATGAAAATTCAAGATATTAAGCCCCAACACTTGAATAAATTTTATGAACAATTAAGACAACCGGGAATGAATTTAAAAACTGGCGGCAAGCTAAGTGACAAAACGATAAGGGAGTACCATAGCGTAATTCATGTAATATTGGCAAAGGCCGATGAAGAAATGCTTGTTCAATATAACGCAGCATCAAAAGCGACTAAGCCAAAGTACAAGAAAAAGGAAGCCAATTTTTTGGATATTGAAGATATTCAGAGAATACTTGATTGTGCTAAAAATGAACCTTTAAAATGGCAAGTTGCATTAAATCTGCTCGTTTTTACTGGCGGCCGCAGGGGTGAAGTCGCGGGAATAAAAATAGATAAAATTAATTTTAAAGAAAACATAATTGATATATCTGAAGCATTGCTATACGCATCGGATGTTGGAGTGTATGCCGACTCTACCAAAAATGAGTATTCCAAGCGATTACTAAAAATACCTGAAGAAATTACAAAGTTGGTCAAATTGTTGGTCAAAGAATTACAGCAAATGCCTTTAGAATTGGGGGATAAGTGGACCGATACCGGCTATTTGTTAACGCAAGAAAACGGCAAGCCAATGCATCCCGACTCAATAACGGACTATTGTGAAAACTTTAGAACAAAGTATAATAAAATAATCCGGGAAAAAGAAGAAAACAAAGACTTATCAGAAGAAGAATTAGAAAAACTATTAATACGAAAAATGAACCCTCATACTTTCAGACACGCTCAAGCAAGTATTTTAATCTTCTCCGGCACTGATGTTGCAACTGTAAGCAAGCAGCTTGGACACGCAAACCCAGCCGTGACTCAAAGTATCTATACGCATGCAATGAGAAAAGCCAATGAGCAGGTTTCAAGCGTTATGGCTAGTACAATCCTTAAAAAAATAAATTAGTTGGACAAAAGTTGGACAAAGCATTAAAAAAGCCTTTTAGTCAAAAGGCTAAAAGGCTTGATTTAATTGGTTGCGGGAGCTGGATTTGAACCAACGACCTTCGGGTTATGAGTTGTAATTATTATTTTTCTCTTTTATTCATCACTATGCACCACATGTCTGCACGTGTCTTATACAGTGCGTTCCGAGCCTTGCTCATTTTATAATTTTGCAAAATTTTTCTTCCAATGTCTACTATTTTCATTAAAAAGTTGGACAAGTGTTGGACAAGCTATTTAATTTCTTTTTAAATCTTCTCGGCCCAAGGCTTCAAGAATTATACAATATTTTCCATAGATGTATTTTTCAATTCTCGAATATTTTTCACTTTGAGGCGCTACAACTTGCGCCGAAATTAATTTAACTTCTGATTTTGTTTCGCAAAGTTCCTTAGTTATTTTATAATTAAAATAACCCAATATTCCAAATCCAATTAACACAATAATTGTTAGTCTATTAACTTTATCCCAAATAAAATTTCTTAGGCTTTTTTCAAACCTGCTAAATGCTTCTTTCATGCTATTCTCCATTTTAACTATTAAACGATTCAGACAATGTTCTTGCTTTATTTTAACCACAAAGCAACAAAAATGGCTACACACCATGGAGTGTGGAAAAAAATAAAAAATGCTCTATTATGTGGTTATGGAAGAAGAAATTTTAAAAACAATAGGCCTACGCATTGCAGAAAAAAGGCAAGGATTAAAACTAAGCCAAGAAAGCCTTGCAAATATTGCAATGCTTCATAGAAACTATATTGGATGTGTAGAAAGAGCTGAAAAGCACGTTACGGTTTATACTTTATATAAGATAACAAAGGCTCTTGGGATAACCCTTGAGGAATTGTTTAAAGATATAAAATAGGGCGCTTTATCGCCCCTGTGAACAAAAAACAGATATTAATTTAAATAATATCTGTAAAAATAAAACTAGATTTAATTTTTGATTTAAAACGTGTATCATGACTTTAATTCGTTTTTCAACCATTGAGATTTCTAACTGCAATTCGTCGGGGATTTTTCTGTTCATAATTTACTCCTTTTATTAGCTATTCTCGCAGAAACTATAATTTCTGTAATGATTCAGACTTTCACTTTCTATTACAAAACAAAATTAATTATTTTTCAATGCTCAAAATAGTCATTTGGCTAGAGCTATAAAAGATTACAGGTGAATTTTATGCAATACAAACAATGTAGAAATTTGTTTGCTTATGCGTAAAATAGGCATTATGGAAGAATTTTTACAAAAACTTGGAAAAAGAATAGCGTTAAAACGCAAAAGAAAAAAGATGAGTCAGGAGGCGCTGGCTGAACTAACCGATATGCATAGAACCTATATAGGGGCCATAGAGCAAGGAAAATACAACGTAACTATCAACAATTTAAAAAGAATTGCCGATGCACTTAATTGTTCACTTGAAAATTTATTTAAAAATTTTTAGAGGTTGCGAAGCCGCTTAGTATTTTATGTAAAACTTTTTTTGCAATTGCATATTTTTTTCTGCTATTTGATTTATACTGAGAGAACTAACAATTTAAAGGGGGGCACTTTATGAAAATAAATATTTTTGCTTGTATATTGTTTAGCTTTTTAATTAATCCTGCTTTTGCGGCAGAAACAGTAAAAGTTGAAACTTTGCCTATACAAATTCAATCCGAAATGATTAAAAATAAATTTCACGGTTTCGATATTTTTATTTCTAATTCAGGTAAAAACCCAGTTAACATTTCAAGTATAGATGTTAAAAATGTTGTAAATAATGCGAATACCGTTCTTGTTTCAGACACAATGCTACAACTTAGAAAATTAAATAAACTTGCCTATGCAGGTGTTGTTACTTTGGGGGTTACAAGTTTAATTTATTCAAGTAAGAGTTCAAAACTTATTGCAAGCGAAAAAGCTGCTCTTTCTGAAGCTGCAACTTTTAAAACTCAGTCAAATCTTGAAAATATGAAATCAGAAATTATTATGCCAAACAAAACAAAATCTTTTAAAATTTTAATTCCATTGAATGAAAAACCTGTTGTTGAATGCTTGCTTCAAGATACAACAACAAATAATTACATAAATGTTGAGCTAAAAAATTAAATACAAAATTTTGCACAAAAAATAGGGGGTATTTCTACCCCCTATTTTTTTAATATAAAAGTTATTTACTGCTGTAATCAATAACTTTTTTCTTTTCGCCAAAATATGCATATCCATAATTGCGATTTAAAAGTTCATTTGTTAAATCTTTACCATCGTAATTAACCCGGCAAAGAATTCTGAAATATTTATCCTTTGAACAGTCAACGAGGTTTATTTGCTTTGCACTTGTCAATTCGTTTTTTGCAAAATCCCTCACTAGGAGTCCTTTTACTTTTTCGCAAGCGTTTTTAGTTCCGACTTCAGGTGTATCAATTCCATATAACCGAAGAGGCATTGTCCTGAATAGATCCGGCAATCCGCAGCCCAAGTCAAAAACAAAAGTATCGCCATCGTGGTTTCTTATAAATTTAACATTATTGAAATCTTGCGCAAATGCGGATTGAAACATCCCACATAAAATAATTGAAAAAATAATTTTTTTAAACATTTAGTTCTCCATTTTTGTAATGTGCTTTAGTATATAATACAAATCGCTGGTATTATATGCCCTTGCTGGCCTAATTTTAACCTAAAAAAATCGGGGGCGCGAGCCCCCGTTGTTTCCTAAACAAAAAAGAATTGATGTGAAACCCGGCTTTCGCCGAATACTATCTCCCGCTCGCCTCAACAAGCAGTCCCCTCATGCGAATTAATCGCACAATTAAAATATAACCAGTTTATTATTTTGCGTTTGAAATGAATCAGCGTGGACCCAAGTTGGTGCTGATTTTAAATTTTCAACTCTCCTGAAGGACTTTAATTTTCCCTTGCTTATTAAATTGCAAACGTGTGCATGCAATTTTGCATTTCTGCCCATTTTGTCTTTTAGGTCAAATCCTTTTGCATAGCAATGCGCACCGCAATATAAGGTATTTTTACCCTTAACAAGGCTGTCCATATTTGAGCGCAACCCACTCTCTTGATATTGGCCCCCATTTGCCCAGTCGTTAATTGTAATAGAGCTGCCCCATGTTTCTCTGATAGTATCTAAATCTTCCAGTTCGTCCCTGCCGAAAAATTGCCATGCCTGCTCCCCGAACTTATTATAAACTATCGGGCTTACTAATTCTTTAATCCCGAAATGAATACATTTGTACATTTTATATTGCCCCCTTCTTTTTTATTTCGTCAATTCTATGGTGCGCGGATTTGCATGACTGGGTGTTTTCGATTACTTTGTCATACAACCCATTGTGTTTGTCTTGTTTATCTTCCAGCCGCTTGATGTGTTCCTCGGTGTGCTTGTTGCTTTCTTGCATTTTTTCATCAATATTTTCTTTAAGGTCCTTGATTTTGTCGTTAAAATTTTCTTTTAATTCACTGACCTTATCGTCAAAATTTTCCTTTAAACCTTTGATAATAGAGTCCAAAGATTTTTGGGTTGCAGAAAGCTTTCCTGCAAAAAAAGCAATAACTACGATGTTGCCAGCGATGGTTGCCAATAATGCAAGCCCGGCTATTATAAGCATTATTAATTCGGATGTTAAACGCATTAATTCCATCCCTTCATAAACCGTTGGTAGTTATCAACTGCCAAATACATAGCTTGCGCCTTCCAATTTGGGGTGCCGCACAAAATAAGCAACTCTCTGAAAATCTTACTCGACAAATTTCTATCGCCGTCAACAAGATCCTTCCTGTCGCATATAATGTCGTGAAAAAGAGCTGGAACAAGCAGCTTCATATTGCCCTTGCCAACATTAAACGGAATTGTTGCGCCATCAAAGCAATAATTTTTAAAGGCTGTAATGGTAAATTGCTTATCATCTACTGAAACGGTCAATATTGATGTCAGGCAATTCATAAATTGTTTTCTGTTTTTTGCCTCTTTTTCTGCCGGAGTATCGCTCGGCAATACCGCCCGCGCAATAATGCGAGGGTACTTGTTTAAAGATAAGTGTAAGCACATATCAAAACCTCCATATAAACTTAAACTGAATACCGCTGCCGAGCCCCGTGGGATAGACAGCAAAAAAATATCTGTCATTGCTGAAGAATGACAGAAGTCCGAATAAAACAAGGCTAATCAGAAGCTGTTTTGCTGTGTCGTTCAACATAGGCTTTTGATTTCTTGTTTAATTGTTTTTGGATTAACTTATTTGCTTTTCCTGATTGTTTTACAACTTCTTTTGCAATTTTTTGTTTTATATCATCAGGGCAAGCCGGCAAGCCGTATGTTGCAGCGTAAGTATTCGCTGCGGTAATTGCTGTAATTATGCCTTTCTCTTCAAGTTCGTCAACTTTTGTACTCGCATCGATTTTTGCAAAAAATTCATTGGCAATAAAAGTGTCTAATCTTTCTTCTCTGAAATCGTCAATTTTGATAATGATTTCTTTTGGTTTTTTAAATAAATCCATATTTCCTCCTTTTTAATTTGAAAAAAGAGCCGCCAAACGACGACCCTTTTATGCATGCCCTGCCCGAACTGTTGCAACAGAAATGCATGCGTTGCTGCAACATACCCAACCACCCAACCAAAGAACTTTGATTAAGAAGTTTTTTCGAGTTTATATTCTGCGAAATATTGCTCTTGTTTTGAGGCAAGAAAAACGGTTAATGCTATTAATTCAGCCATCGTCATGAGGACTGCATTGGTTTCAAGTTCTGTCGCATCCCAAATTTTTAGCGGGAATAAAGACGGAAGCATCGCGCCCTTTTGAAGCAATCCGGCATAAGTTCCCTCGGCCCATTTTGGTTTATAAAAATGGCCGTTTGTGTACTCAACGGCAGTGTCAAGTTTTGTTTTATAATTTTCGTATGCTTCAGAGTCGTCTTGCTGAAGAATATTTTTTGTAATGCTTTTTTCGAGCTTATACATTGTGTAGTCTTCATTTGTCATGTACGCTTCTAAATATGTCCACTTTGTTTGTTCGTTTTCATCTGTGTCCGTGGTTATTACGGACTTAATGCTTTTGCGCACATAAACGCCACCCGGTGAACTTGCCTCGTCAATTTCCTGCGGCTCTATTAAGCTCTCCACTGCTTTCCAATTTAGATCCATTGTTTTCTCCTTTATTCTTTCTGCTAATAAGTAACTTACATGCTTTAATATTAACCCTTTGGGCGATTGTCCCCCTGAAAAATAGAAATGTTTTTGTACTTTTAAACCAGCCCAAATAACTAAGCATTTGGCTCGCATCATAATGGGTCGGGTTTTCCTTCTTTTGAATATTCCTTGCTTTGCGAACAGCGTTGTGAAGTATTGATTTTCTCAATGTTGTTCGACTTCTATGAAATTTGAAGCCCATAAAATCTATTGGGCGACCTTTGTTGTTTTCGTAGTCAAATTTAAAAACTTGGTAATTTCTTTTAAGTTCTAATTTTATATTTTTTAAAAAATACTTAATTTGCTTCAGCTTTTTGTGCAAATCCTTTTTGTTCGGACTTAGTAAAATAACGTCATCAACATATCTGACATAGCACTTGATTTTTAATTCCTCTTTTATGAAATGGTCAAAATCCTCGAGAAACCAATTGGCGAACCACTGCGAAGTATAAAATCCGATAGGCAACCCCATATCAAAGAGCGTTCCGTTATTCGTCGCAATATTACTGTCGAGAATTGTATATATGACTTTCAGCATTTTTTCGTCGTGAATTTTTGCTTTAAACTTTTCCTTCAGCAACGGAATATTTACCGTCAAATAATAATGCCGAATATCGAACTTGCAGCAATATTTTATTTCGTTGTCGTTATGCTCTCTTATATATTTTTCAAGATAACGCTTGCCATAATGCCCACCGCGCTTGGGAATTGAGCCACAAGAATATTTATACATTCCATGCATAAATATTGGGCTTAATATCTGTATAACAGCGTGATGGATAATCTGCTCAAAGACTTCCTCGCCCTGCCTGTTAACACGAAAGAAAGGTTGAATAATATACCTCTCTTTTTTGGAGCTTTTATCGTATATTTTGACGAGTTTGTGTCTTTGTGGCTTAAATTCTTGATTTATAAGTAGATCTTGTATTTGTTTAATAAATTCTTCTCTGTGTCCCAAGATGTAGCGCACATCTTTTCTTTTTCGTTTTTTCTTTGAAGCGTTGGTGATTGCGAGGTTTATATTCTCCCAGCTCACCAACTTTTCAAAAAGATGATTATATGATTTCATTCGATTGGATTCTTTCTTAAACACCTTGCGAGCGTTCAACAAGCTACTAGCACGCACCTCTTTTTCGGTTAATTTTTGCCAAGTGGCAAGGAATACTGAACACATTAAGAATTTTAAAATGTTTAAGAATGCGAGGCCCCGATGTTAGCGTTCGAATACGAAACGGCATTGTTCAGATTCAGACAGAACGGACCATCGAGAGAGCCGTTGTCATAATTGCCGCCGACAATAGCGAGAGCGAGTTCAATATCCCTATTTATTTAATTATTGCTTTGCGGGGGAAGCCCCCCGCTCCCCCTAAAGAGGTTGCTTACATGAAAGCGAGGCCCCGACGTTAGCGGTCGAAGACGAAACGGCATCGGCCAGAAACAGACAGAACGGACCAGCGAGAGAGCCGTCGCCATAATCGCCGCCGACAAGAGCGAATCCACCTGCCGCGAACCATGCACCATCACAGAAATAAGTTGAGCTTGAGCCACTTATAACCGTTGGGAATATTCCATTTGCTGATAATCCGGTTGCCGAGATATACCCACCAGTCGTACCGCTAAAGGCTTGGTGCGTCAAGTAACCTGTGCCGTCTGTGTTGTATCCGACAACAGTTGAACCATCAAGAGTCGATTCAGTCATTTTGTATTTCATGCCTGTCGCAGTATATACGCAGCCGTTTGTTCTTTTCCAATAATTACCATAATAGTTTTCAATACCAAATATTTTTAAAGGTCCGTTTGTACTTGTTCCGTAGAACATACCTTTATCGTTGCATTCGCCTGTTGTTGCGTTGGCGGCGCTTGAGCGGCCCTCGCCGAATTTTGCTTGAATATTTGTTGATTTGCACATTAAGGTCAACAACATTCCAATCATATTAAACATTGCAAAATCTTGTAAGTTCCAACCGTCGCCATTTGCTTGAGCGTATGCGATTTCAGTCGTTCCAGTCGCCCCCACCAAAATTGTTTGACCTGACAAACTTCTCAATTTTGAAGAAATATTTGCCGGCTGATAAGCATTGATAAATATTTCATCGAGCAATGTTCCAAGTCTATTATAGTGCGTATAGCATTTATAACTTGAATCAACTTGTTTATTTGCAATATAAACGTGCTGAAGTGTGCCGTCAAGAACGAACTTGAACCAAACTTGCGGGAAAGCAATCATTGCATTGCCGCCGTAAGATGTATTTGCAACATCTGAAGCCGTTACTCCATTTACTTTGTAGTTAAAATTCGGTTTGTAAAGCTCATAATCAACTGTCCCGTTGTTTTTAACCATAACTGGACGAGGCATAAAGAATGGATAGTCCCAGCCGCCATAGCTGAAGTTCCCGCCTGAAAAATTCATATAAGCAGGACTGAAGCTCGCATTTGTACATCCCGCCGGGTAAGTAACTCTCGTGTCAGGATTGCTGTCGTTCGGGTTAATGCAAAATTCGTAAATTATTGCTTCAGTAAACTTGTTCTTTTCGTTATAGCAAAAAATCCCATTTGTTGAATAAGGGAACGCTGCATATTTGTAATCATCGCTTGCGTTCGGAATAGTGTCGACATAAGCTGCATTCAAATATTGATTATTTACTGTACTGTCAATAACAAGGACTCCGTCAGTTTCGTTTGTCGGATAGCTTCCGAGCTTTTTGACGATTTTTGTCCCTGCCCAAGTACATAAATATTGCGAATCAAGAATTGTATTGCCGCTGTCTTGCCATTTTAAAGAAACACTTGTCCCACTTTTTTTTATATTTAAATTTTTACATATTGACGGAGGAATTCCACCACCTGAAACTGTAACTTCGCCTGACGAGCCACCGCTCGAAAAGCCCATAACTTCACCCATATATTTCTCCTTCCTATCTAATTATTTTTAATTGAATTGTTAATTCGGTTGTTGTCGCCTCTTTTGCGTAAAAAGTAACTTTCCCTGCTGAAGTAACAGCTCGATAAATCTTTGCATACTCTTTGATTTGCGCTTTTGCCGTGTCGTAAGTTGAAGACAAGACAATTCCGGCTTGCGGGTTGTCAGTCGCGAGCATATCTGCAACCGTCACCTCTTGTGAAAATGGAGCAGCCGAGCCGACCCAAGTAGTCCCAAGTGTTACGGTTACAGTTTCAATCTTTGCCCTGTCCGCATTTTGAAATGCTCCATTTATAAATGTCCCAATAACTATCCATGCAGTATTGTCCGCGCTTCTTTCTTTTTTGACGGGGTTTGTCCCGCTGGTATCTAGCCAAGTCATGCCCGCATAAGTTTCAGCCGGCTCTGAACCGCCTGTAAAATTTGAAGCTATGGTTTCTAAAGCATTATTAATTTGCCCGAGGACTTCTGTACCAGTTCCGTCCCCGATTTTAATTGTCGATTGCATCCAACTATCCTCCCTTTATTAGTAGCCTTGTATTACGTAATTTATTGTTTTTTCGACGGCGACCCCGTTATTTTTTATGATGATGTCAAATGAGTTCTCCGTTGGATTGCTCAAAAATTCATCATCCCCTTGTTCTTTGTTTAAAATCGTTACCTGAACATTTGGAACCGCGTGGAAGTTTTTATTGAAAGTAATTGTTTTTCCACTCGCCGGAATAACGACAGAGTTTCCCGTTTCGACAATGTCAGGAACATCAACATTGATTTTAAATTGTTCCATTTTTGCGACAACAGTGCCGGATGAAGAAGCAAGAACAGCTCTAAACTTGAATTTTTTACCGTAATATTGCCCGGTAACAAAATCCTGCCAGTTTCCGAAAATATCATCATCACCAGCAATAGCGATTTGTATTTTTGAACCTAGAATAAGTCCTCCATAGCTTCCGAGTAAACTTTGCACCGCCGTAAATTTTTCAATAGTTGCAAATGTATTAAACGGATCCTCGCCGATAAATTTATAATCAACGTATATATAGCAGCTTGCAGCCGCACCTATATCGACAACTTCTAGCGCTTCATAAGTCCCGCTTGTTTCAAGGCCTCCAAGATATAAGAAATTGTTTACTTCTGAAAAAACTGGAATTTCTGAAAAATATCCTTTGCCGGACAATGAGAGCAATCCGTATTCGTTAATTATTACGCTTCTTGATTTTACCCCATGCCAGTTATCAGCCTCTTCATCGTTTATAGCGATAACATTCTGAACTAACCTTGCGCCATCAATTTCAATTGAGGCCGCAACTTCTGAATATACTCCGTAATCAGAAATAAACGCTTTTATAAAATATGTTCCATTTCCGTTTATAGTAAATTTGTTTGCTGCAATCCTTCCAAGACATTGACCTTTTGCCCACGAGTCGCCTTTTCTAATTTCATATAGAACAGAGCGGGTGTCGTCAACTGGGTTCCAAGTAGCAACGCTTAAGCCGTCGGTGTAGTAACTTGTTAGCCCGGTTACATCTTCAGGCGCTTGTTTCAGCGCTGTGCCCTGTATCGTGTAGTAATATGGTTGAACATCTGCCAGTGATTGGTATCCTGCGCCAAATGTATTAAAAGTTGTGAATTTTACCGCTATTTTTTTGCCAATATCCTCTTTTGTGAAAGGAACTTTTAAAAAATTTGCTACATCTATTCTGCAAAATTGTTTACCTTTATCATGCGCTGAAATTGCTGAAGCGTATGCTCCACGATTCAAGTATGATAATTCGTACTTGTAATCGTCCACGAGGTTTGCGTTTTGGTAGGCAAGAAGCTCACCGTCGCAATAACAAAGTGTATTTAAATTTTCAGCATCTGCTTGCGAGCCGCTAAGAAGTTCAGCGTTGCTCATTGACAAATCAACCTTTAATTTGTTTACTTTGTCAATTTCTGCTTCACTTGTATCCATGAAAGCGCTCAAAATACCTTGTCTTAATTGGTTGGTAATTTCTCCTTGTTTTTTGTATGTTTCACCGTCGTCTGAAATCCAAACTTCACCGCCGCCAAATAGATTTTCAGAACATGAGGCACCGATCCAAACTTCAAGAGTTTGTTGAGTAAGTTCAAATGGAGGTTCAAATACAACCGCTGGGTTGATATTCCCTACTTTTTGAGCATAGTCAATTTTTTCTGAAGAACTACGTTGATGTTGAATTTTTGCAGGTGTTGCCGTTCCTATAACGAGCTCTTCTACTTCAAACTCAAGTTCGCCGTCGGATTCCTTAATCGTCAATATACGGACAGGCTCTCTGTCCAGCCCTAATGGCGAATAAGTTAAAGTTACAATATCAAGCTGGTCAAGAAGGATAAACTTCATCGGCAATTTGAATTGATATTTAAGTCGTACTGCAATCTCACGGTCAAGAGCGAGCTGGGCCGTTCTTTGTGCAACCTCGGCTGTGCATATTTGATGCGCCGTTGTCGTCTCCGCAGGTCTTAATCCATATAACTCTATATTTGCAAGGTCTTGAGCCTCGACAATTTCGACATTATAATCATTTGCCCGGTTCAAAAATTCAATTTTTACCGAATTATGAACATCAGCTTGTTGGCTGCGAGTGCATGTTACAGGTTCATCGTCGCCGATAAAATCGTCAACTGTTAAGTCATATATCGGAGTTAAGTCAGGCTTCCAAGTTTTGCCGTTGCCAGTAACTTCTTCATCCCCAAGCGGAACAAGTTTTAATTTTCCCTGTGTCCATATAAAGGCCGCATTGGATATATTTGCAATATCTGTCAAGCAATCTTGAGCTTCGCTTTGCGCATCATAAACTGGAGACAAAAATATATTATTTGCAATACAAAAATCTGAAAAGTCAGTTAAATCATCAATGTACTCTTCGGTGAAACCAGCTCCATAGATTTCGTTTGTCAATATATCCGCAATAATGTCTTTTGGGTTTGCATCAAGGCGTGCCGTTGAATTATATGTCAAGTAAATATGAGCAGATACTGCATTCAATCCACCAAGGTTGAATGAATAAGTCTTTCCGTTTTTTGAATAATTTTTGAAATCTGAAATTGTTCTTTCGGTACCTATTGAATCATAATAAATAACTTCAACATTATCATCTGATACATAGTAAGAAGAATATTCAATTGCGCCACCGCAAATTCCTAGAGTGTCCGTTTCTGTTGAAAAACTAAAACCCTCTGTTATTACAGGTGTAAGGTCATCGGTATTTGTTGTAAATAACCCATTGACCTCAAAATTAAATTGTGGGACCCCTCCGTTTGATGAAAGGTCTATATATCCTGCGACATAAGCAAGATTTCTATATTTTAGTGCACGTTCAGGGTGGTATGTTTGCATTTCACCCCAAGCACCTTGTGAACTAGTTCCCTTGAATAAATTTAATCCAAAATCACTCAAAGAATAAATTCCATCGTCAACCAAGACTTTTTTAATACCTTGAATTTCTCCATAACAAAGGCCAATTACAGCTCTTGATTTATATGTGTAAGTTGTATTTGACGGACCTTGCTGTCCGCCTTTTCCTCCTTGGGGAGTGCTTGTAGTATGTGCAATAGCGGTGAAGTCAACACTGTCCATAATGTTGCCGCAAATTCTATTAGTCCCGTATACAACGCTTTTTACTGCACCGAAAGTAGATTGCTCGTACTTAAGCGCGTTTATCCGCGGCTCTGTTGTTGATATTGATTCTTTGTTGTTTCCGAATAAAAATCCCATCACTATCCCCAAAAACTATAAGTACATACTTCACGCTTTTTGTTCACTTCTTGATTGTAATTTTGAATTGTGCAGCCTCTTGTTACGCAAGAGTCAATCATCGTACCGTCTTCATCAATGACTATTGCTGCGTGGTCAATAAGTCTTGCATACCTGTATAAAATTATGTCTCCCGGTCTTTTTTTATTTGTTTCTTTTCCGAATTTTTGAACCCCTTGCAAATAAGTTTCTTTGCAAGAATGAAAACTAAAATCTTGTCGATAAAATTCAGGCTCAAACAGCTTAATCAAGCGTGCTTCTGCAAAAACCATAATAAGTATTGTGTGGCAATCGCAAGCCTTGTAAGGAACCATCCCATTTATATGGTAACGAGCACCTAGCCACTTTTTTGTAATTCTTACAATTTCTGCTCGCATTTCTTCTTCATGAGCTTTTAAATATGCTTTTGAGTATGGCTTTAACTTGCTTATTTCTGTTAATATATCGTTCATTTTATGCCTCGATTATAGTGAGCTGTCCGGGGACGGAATAAATGGTGTTCCTGAAAAATTGTCCAAATTATTAAATTTGTTTTTACAAGTTGCCATTGTCTTGTCGCAGCCCGCGAAAATTGTAAAAGTATTTCCGACTTGCGGTGCATACTGAAGCGGTGTTGATAGTGTTATCATTCCGCTTGAATATAATTTGACTGATTTTTTTACGTTTACGTTTGCACCATTCGTGAATAGGACAATCCCATTCTGATAATAACCGTCGCTTTTGGTTGGTGAGCAAATAAGTTGCTTTTTTGTGCTATCTTTTTGAATTGTTAGATCTTCAGAGAAATTTGCCCTCGCCACGTTGCAACCTGTACCATAAAGCGAATAATGACAAGCTGTTTGGTAAATATCAGATGGAAAACTCGTATTAAGTAATTCTGTTAGCGATTTTATATTCAATTTGACATAAGAGCCTGAAACTTCCTCAACATCCACATTCCCTACAAACAATTTGCCGAGTATAAGCGGTTCATTTTCCCAACCTTCTTTATAAAAAGCCATATCAAGCTGAATTTCAGCTCCGTCAAATGTTCCATTCCTGAACGCATGAGCAAGGGGAACACTGCCAATGGTGTCATTCATGCCGGGGTTCATTTCAACAGTAACATCATCAACCGAAAGACCAGTTTGCCAAGACATATCGCTTCGTGCAATTCCTGCATTTTTATGCGAATAAATATTGCCGGCATAATTAATGTCAAAGTCTGCACTCGTATAGCGCAATATTTGACCGTTTGTAAGCGTAAAGGTGTAAAGGTCGGCAATTTTCATTGTGTTGCCACCTTCAGATGCTAAAAATTCAATTAAATCATTACTTGTTTTTTTCATCATTTCACCGTCACCAAGTTAATTTCAATATCTTCCCAAAGACCGTCCCACGATCTTGTAAGCTCAAGTTCATCGTCCTCGAATCTGCATCTGAAGTAATAAGTTCCAGTCCAGCTCAAAATACTTCCATCGGCGGGAGCTTCGTCAAAAATTATTAATCCATAATTATCAAATCTGCATGCAGCCGTTTCAACTCCATCAATATAAATTGTGGGAGCTTCCACAATCCCACGAATTGGCTCAACCCAATTCGGCATACTTCTTACGAGCTGAAAGGTTGTCGAGCATCCGTCGCCAACTCCAAAGGCCTGTTTATCGACAAAATTTTCAACATCGTCCAGCAGTAAAAAGTCCTCAAATGGCCCGCCAACAGAATTAAAAAATCCTTGTAATTTTTCTAGGTCGCCTTTAATAAGTGAAATACTCTTGATTGCGTTGTCTGTTAAAAAATTATAATGAAGTTGAATTTTATATCGTGGGTAGCTCCATTTTTGGATCCGTGTCTCGCGGCCGCTTTCCATTTCGTATATGTTTGTATTCCAATAAGGGGTCTTTGTTTTATCAAAAGACCACCCTTGAAAGTTTGGAAATATATAATTTGTCATTTGTTCTTCCTTATGTTACCAATGGTTTAAGTTTGCGCTTTTTAATGCCCTTATGTAAGTTGGAATGTATTTTTTCAGTAAATTCATCGAGCCTATCTTCAAAGCTCTTTGCATCTGTTGCCAAGATAGTTACAGGAGCAGAAAGATGATAAGTATCTCCTCCTCTACCTCTACCTCCACCGCCACCTATTGCGTTTGTATTCGGCAAGATTGTTCCATCCCTATCAGGTACAAACAATTCAGGTCTTTTTTCGCCAACAACGTAGGCTTGCCCTTTTTTAACCGGTCCGCCAGTTTCTCTGAATTGGACCATTGAGTTCGCGGCCATAATTGCAGCCCCCGTCATTGTTGCTGCGGCAGGAGCAAGAGCCCAACCGACAACCGGAATTGCAGCCGCGCTTGCAGCCGCCAAGGCAATCGCCAAATGCGCAACCGCAATTGAAGCCAATTCTGCCGCGACTCCGATAATTGCAAACTCCGCAGCGAGCAACAGTGACACAGGCGCGAATAAGAGGGATGTTGCCATAGTTATGCCCATAACCACATTCAAGAAACCTAAACCAAGCGCCGCCAATGCAGAGCCCAAAGCTACTATCATTGTTGAAATGGCTATTATAGGCATTGTAAGTGCTACAACTGTTGTTGATAGTGCAAGTGTTGCGAATGCAGCAGCAAGAGCCGTAACTGGCGCAACTATCGCAGTAATACCGACTCCCATTGTTGCGGCAGCCCCCGCCATTACTCCCGAAGAAGCAGCTGTCGTAGCTGCGGCCGTTGTAGATGATACGGCTACAGCCGCATTGCTTGCGGACAAAGCTACATTCGCTGTTGCTAATCCAGCAGAAGTCGCAGCTGCTGTTGTATTACTCACTGCAACTACAGAACTACTTCCAGCTACAGCCACATTACTTCCAGCTACAGCCGCATTGCTGCCAGCTACGGCCGCATTACTGCCCATCATTAAATTATCCCATGCCACTTTAGCAAGTGCGAAAGTTTTGGTTATATTTTCTTTTGTAAGATTGCTTTCAAGCCACAATTCAATACTTTTGCCACAATAATTGCCGAATGCATCAAGCATTGTACCTGTTATTGCATCAAAAGCACCGGAAAGCTCCGTGTCTCCTTTTATCAAACTGCTTACAGTATTGCCCCAGCCTGATGAAACATCTGCACTAAAGTCCTTGAATGAAACCCGCTGTGATGCTTGAAGCTCAACAGATTTTTGTCTGCGCTCACGCTCAAGTGACTCAATTTCTCTATTACTTGCACGTTTAATTTTTACTTCTTCAGCAGCGTTTCCTTCAACAAGTTTTAATTGCTCTGCGAGCGCCTCTCGTTCAAGGTCCTTTTTTTGATTGATATTTGATATTTCAAGTTCGAGCATTTTTACTTTACTAATTTGCCCGGCTTGATATTCAAGTTCAAGGTTCGAATTTGTGCTGTCAAGCTCTTGTTTATTATACTCAAGGGTATCAACTACTTGTTGTGATTTTAGTCCATTTAACTTTTCTTCATGGTCTCTTTCTAATTTTAATTTAGCAGAAAGAGCCTGCGCATAGTCTGAAGTCCCCTTTTTTGCAGCAGCAATCTTTAAGTTCGCTTGCTCCAATTCAATCTGATATATTTCTTCATCGGTTTGTTTTGTTTTATATTTTTCAATATCAAGCAGTGCAATCTTATAATCAAGCGCCTCTTTTTGACGACGTTTTTCTTCAGCCGCAAGTTGATTGGCCGTTTTGCCTTTTTTCTTCTTCTCAACTGGAGTATTGTCAAACCCCGATATAGCAGTAGGTTTATTGATTTCTGCTAGATCCTCAATAATTGCTTTTCTTTCAGCTTCGAGCTTTTTTCTCTCCGCATTAAGCGAATCATCACGCTTTTGGTTTGATTTTGTTATACCATAACGCCCTCCTGCATGACTTTTACCCATAATATTTGAGAGAAACATATCTCTCTGCATGTCTTTATTTAAGGATACGCGGGCCTGTTGCAAACCTTTAACTTTTGCAAGTGTCATTTCATTAGCAATTTGTTCAGCAGTTGCCCTTGAAATTTCTCCTTTGAGCTTCAATTCTTGTTTTAATTTTCCAATATAATTAGGGTATTTTTCGGTCAAATATGAAATTGCTGCATCTAGTCTTTTTGTCTGCTCATAGTCAAGGTTTTTAGCCCCTCCCAGTTCTTTCAAAGTTTGAATTGCAGTAACTGTTTTGTCAACATTTTGGTCTTGAGTTGCATTTAAATCATCAATTGCTTTTTTTGTTGATTCAGCATTGTTCTTGTAGGCATAAAGAGCAGATACAACGGCACCAATGCCAAGAGCAACCCATGTCCAAGGGTTGGCAAGCAAGGCAAGTGTAAATTCTCTTACACTTACTATGGCAAGTTTAAAAGCACTTGTTAGGTTACCAGTAGCGAGATATTGAGCAACAGTTACTCGTGTAGAATTCACAGTTGCTTGAGCTTCAACAACTTTAGCTGAAGTTGCAGCAACGGTTGCTTCGGCTTCAACGACTTTAGCTGAAGTTGCAGACCTAAGTAATACCAGTTCTTTAATCATAGCCTCATCGCCCAATAGGCGAGCTGCATATAATGCACGTTCGGCATTTTCTACTTCTTTATTTGCAATGCTTAATGCAATAGTAGCTTCAGCAGCAGCTTTTGTTGAAATTTCTGAGGCAATTGTCGCTGCTTCGACAGCTTTTATGGCTGCGGTTGCAGAAGTATAAGCCTTTGTCATTCTGCCTGCGACTACAACAAGGCTAGAGAAAACAGTTGCGGTTGTGGCAAGAGCCAGTCCTAAGTTCTTAACAGAATTAATTGTTTCTTGATTTACGGCAGCCCAGTCTTGAAACGCTCTTATATCACCCTCCAAGCCTTCAACTAATCCAGTAGCATTTGTTGCCAATTCTGCCATTGTAGGGTTAAGTACGTCGCCGATAGCGTCGCTTATATTGAAAATTGAGTTTTCATATCGATTAAATGCAGCATTGGCTTGAGTTGCCGCTTTTTCGGCTTCTCCACCTAGCTCTTCTCTTATAGCTCTTGCAAATTTTGGAAGGAAGTCCGCAGACATAACCTCGCCATTTGATACCATTTTATTAAACTGAGCAGTAGAAACGCCCATTGCTTTTGCAGCAATCTCAAACGCACCCGGCAATGAGTCCCCAAGCTGTCGGCGCAATTCTTCCATCGAAACTACGCCCTTTGAAGCCATTTGCTCAAGAGCAGTAAATACAAGTCCGGTTTTTTCTCCAGACAAATGAAGTGATGTTGCGGCTCTAGCAATGTTGTCAAAGATTTCCTTTGTTTCGTTCATTGTCAAGCCACTTCTTAAAGCGGCCGCTTCAAACCCCGAAAAACTCTCGGCTGTTGTTTCCAAAATCAAGCCTAATTTTTTAGACTCATCCCTTACAAACTGCATGCTGCTTGCGCCATACTGAGCGCCGCCTGCCGCAGCATTGAATTTGTTTGTTAAACCATCCATTTTAACGGATACTTGGCTCATATCAACAATGAATTCTTTAATCTGAACAGCCCCAAAACCAATCCCGAGAACTCCAAGCGCAGAAGAAAGAACGTTTATGTTCCCAACTGCAGATTTTATGCCTTGTTCATAAGCCGCAGTATCGAGATTTAATTTTACTACTATTTTTCCGACATTTGTTGTCATGAACTAACTCCTTTAAAATCTTTTTATAGCCTCACTCAACCCGATTTTCTCCCCGCTTTTTTGAGGTCTTTTTCTTTTATGCGCCTTGGGATCGTTTACGCTTCTGTCAACTTCTAATACTTCAACTATTTTGCGGTGCGTGGCACCCCAAAACATACCCTCTGACCACTTTAAATGTGTTGTACAGGCATAATATAAGTATGTATAGTCTATTTCGTAGGTTCTATCGGCTGTACTTGTTCTTTCGCCTGTTTCCCCCGCTCCTTGGCTTGCTTTTTTTTTACATGGTCAGGAGTTTTCGGCGGCTTTGGCAAAAATGCCTCCATCGCAAGAACAACCTTATCTGTAATTTCTTTTAGTTCAGCCATCGAAAGATTAAACAAATCCTCAAGCGGGATTTGTTTTTCTATTTTCAAAGGGTCAAGTGGGTCAAATGGTGCGAATACAAGAGTTGAAGCCCAAATTGCAAAAGGGATTTTTCTGATATCCCCTTGTATAAGGCCTTGCAATAGTTCGTTTTCGCTCATATTGCAGACATTCTTAAGTGCTGCAAAGTTTCTAATCTTAAATTCCACTTTCCATTCTTCATTGTTTAATTCAATTTTTATTGTTGGTGTTGTTAAATTTTCTAGTGACATGTTTCAATCTCCTCTTTTTTGTGCAATAAAAAGGCGGTGTAACACCGCCTTTTTAAAAATTCGCCTTTTACCTATATAATTGCTGTTTTTACTTTGTGTGAAGACATTAGTCTGAATTCTCCATCGGTTTTTTTCGCCGCAGCTATTCCGGTGAAGGAGCAAGTCCAATAATCATCAGCCTTTGTTATTACATCGATTTGCCCTTTAACGCATGGAAGTTCCATGTGAAAGTCGGCAGGGTCCCCATTGACATAATCCGTTTTGAATGTCAAATTGAATAAAGCAGGAATGTTTGAGTCTTTGTCAATAAGAGTATTGATTTCAGCACCTTCCGCTCCTGAAGTTGTAACAGTTGAGCCATTAATTAAAGCGATAACATCAAGTGGGATGTTTACACTTTCAAATTTGATGTCATAGCCAGTAACGATTGTAAAAGAATCGGCAACTTTTCCTGCGCCATATTTCGCTTCTTTTGTTTCACTTTTTACTGTTACATCCATTGTTGTAAGTTCAGGGACTTCGATTGAAGTTCCTTTTGTGTAAGCTGCCGAAGTGTTTGATGTCACTGCGGCAATTTTTGCCCCTGAAATGCTGAATACGTTTTGTTCTGTGTTCATTGTCATAATTTTTCGTCCTTTCGTTAACTATCCTCTGTAATATTTATTTGTTGTTCAAAGTCTATTCTCTGAATTATCAAATCCTCTAATCCCTCAATTATTACGGGATTAATGGAAAGTACCTTTGCCGGCGTAATCCTCAACCCCCAAGTCTGCATGCTTATAAATTTCGCTACATTTGCACTTAATTGAATACAATTAAACTCATTCTCGGTATCGTCAGCCAAATAACAAACGAAGGTGCTGAGTTTCAGAGTTAAATTTAACCGGTCTTTAATTGGTGGAAGGGATGACGGCTCCATTATCGGCGGATTAACTACAATCGCCGGAGTTTTAAAATCATCGCCTATCCTGTTAAAAACGGTTAAGTCTATACTCGGGTATTTCTCCGAAAGTGCCGTTGTTAAAGCATTTTTATATTCAATTATCTCTTGCTTGCTTCCCAATTTAGTTCCTGCCTTAATTTTTTAATAACTTCTGAAGATATATGCGGCATTATTTTATCCTTAATGCCTATCGCTGATGCGCTATAATCCGTTACCTGCTTTTCAATTGGTAACCGTTTTTTGCCAACCCTCTTAAATACTTGGTGAGTAAATAATTGGCTGTTTTTTATTGGGGCCAAAAACGCACTTTTTACAAAAATAGCGCCTCTTGTCCCTGCCTTAACCCCCTTTTTATTTTGCTTGGCATTGAGTCTTATCAATGAAATCCTATAAGTACCAAGCCAAAGCCTGCCTTCTTTCTGTGCAGGGATTACCGATGTTCTTGTTCTTGTTTTTAATACCTTTTGCTGGATATTACTTTGTTCTGTAACTTCCTTGATGGCTTTCCCTCTTGCCCAATCAATGGTCTTCTTTAGGGCTCTGTTTGATGCCTTGTCTAGCTCTCGTACTGTCGAGCTAAAAAAGTTTTTCAACTCTTCTATTTGGTTTTTGTCAATTTTTACGCTGATAAATTCGCTCATTTGCTGCTCAATTCAATAATTGCCATGCCGGTTCCGTCGGGTCTATTGCCAAGAACCTTGTAAATCTCTCCAAGAACGGTAACTGAAGCCCCTTTTATAACGCTGACAACATCGGCGGGTACGCAATTTAAGACCGGGTTATCCACCATTACTGTCATGCTTCCAAGCTCGGGGCTGGAATAAGATGCATCAAAAATCCCCATTAAGGGCTCGTTTTTTGCATTTTTATCCAAAATTGACTCGTCTTTGAGCGTAAAAATCAGCTCTGTACCAAACGTTTCAACAAAAATATATAAATCTTCATCAATCATGCTAAATCTCCAAATAAATAGCAGGAGCCAATAAAAGCCCCTGCCGTTTATTCCTGTTAGTAGTTATTCGACCACGCCGTCAAAATCGGTAAATGAAGGGCCGCCTTCTGCGGTTTCGCCTTCAGTATGCGCATCCAACAAGGCTATGATTTGGGTTTTGTTCATAGTGGAGTTAGCTTCAGCAATGCCAAACTCCTCTGCTATTGCCAAAAGTTCTACCTTGGTGTTATCCATACTATAAGCCGCTGCTTGGTTTTCATCCTCTGCGGAATCATCATCGCCGTTTTCTTCAGTTTTGGTTGTTTCTCCAGTTTGTGCCTCGTCCGCTTCGCCTTTGTTTACAAGTGAAACCTCTCTTACTAAACGTACAGTGGTTTTTTCAGATGTATCCGTGTTGCTTGCGGTTTCGGCATCGGATGTTACAATTTCAGCAACGCCTTGTGCGACAAGGCGTGCTGCGATTGTATTATCGACTTCAAACGGAGGGTCTTTTCTGGTCTTAGTTTGAGTAAAAATACCCTCTCTTAATCCAAATACTCCCTGTGTTATTCTAATTTTTACCATTTCTTCCTCCTTACTTAACTAACACGGTTGCTTTTAACCATGCATGTTTTCTTTTTGGGTGAAGCAATGGCGCAGCAGCTACGCGTAGCTCTTTTGATTGGTTTGCCGTTGAAGCAAGTATCAAAGGAACTCTTTTTTCTCCGTAAGTGTGCCATTGTTTATCTTCTTCAAGCTGAGTGACAGCTCCATAGAGAGATTGTCCGCAAGCTGGAGCCAAAAGAATGACTGCACCATACGGAAGGTATGATGTGCTTGTTCCATCTTCAGCTTCATATTCTTCAACATACTGAAGAATATCGATTTGGTGACCTTCGCAGTTTAGAGTCGCAAGTTTTGCGATACCATACTCCAAAAGAACTGGATCCACAGAGCCGACATTAATGTTTCTTATATCAAGAATTGCCTTGATTTTAGCGTTATTAATAATCGCACTACCTGCTGCGGCATCGCAAAGCAATTCAGTTGCTGCAATCCCTTTAGATTTTTGGTATCTTGCCATTGCTGCCAAATCACTCATAATGTCAGCAGCCGGGTCGTCCCAATTCTTTGACACAGTATAGATCCAATCATTACTTGCGCCGTCATAGAAGATGATTTCCTTCTCAATAGTTACATCAGGATCCTCTGTTTTTTCGTTCATGATGCATGCAGCGTTAGCCAAAAGTTGAGATGCAATCCATTCTTCTGTGCGAGAAATTGACTCGTCAAGTTCAGCAGAATCGTCAAGAATTAATTCAGACTCTCTATCAGCCGGAGTTAATTCAGGATATATCGCTTCTCCAAGTCTTTTCTTTTTCAAGTCGTCGATTGTCAACGTTCTTTTCGGTGCGATGTACGCTGGCGCAAATGTTTGCGCTGTGTAGCCTTCACGTTTCATTGTAACGCCGCCGACTCTTGGCGCAACGAATGGTGCAAGTTTTTTATTTCCTTCCTTGTATTCAAACAAGACTTCGTCCGTTGCAAACGATGTTTTAAATGGGAAATATCTATCTCGCAAGAAAGTCGAGAAAGGTTTTTCTTCTTTAATTGCCGCAATAAACGACGGGATGTGTTCGTAATCAAATGCCATTTTATTCTCCTCCTATTACTAATTTGATGTGCTTAACAAGATGCCTTTAGCTCTAAGAGCCACTTTGTCAGCATCTGCGAATGTGTAACCAGTTTTAACGGCTAATGCGCCTGTGTTGAAATGCCCTGTGCGATAAACAACTGCGTTTACTGCTGCTGTTGCATCCACTGCATCCGTCAAAATGCAGTCTGCCTCATAAACATCTGCTTTTTGGTACAATACATAATCGCCTGCGACTGGAGTATAAGTTCCAATTACAGGGGTTACACTTGCAAGGTTGATTTCACCGGTGACCGCACCTGAAGCAACAACTTTTAAAGCTCCTGCATCTTTATTGGTAACCTTGTGGTAACCAGCTGCTTTTGTAGTTCCAAGGATAACAAAAGTGTCGCTTTCTGTTTTCGCTAAAACTGTTCCTCTCGCGAGCTTTCCTTGACCTGAAGCAATTACGGCCCCATCTGTGTTTGCGGCAGGGTCATTTGCATAAAATAGATTATCATATTTAATTTCTGCCACTGTTTCATTTAATTTTGTAGTCATTTTATCCTCCTTATCTTCTGTTTTGCTTACGTTCTTTACGCTGTTGTGCAAAAAGTTTTGCTTCAGCGATTTTGGCACCAGCTTCTGTTACATTGTCCACTTTGGATTGCATGCCTGTAACATTACCCGCGCCGGATGTGCTGGTGTCGTTTTGCAGATTTTGTAACTGCTTGTCGTTTGACTCTTGCTGCTTTTTAAGTGCTTGCAAAGCCAATTCTTTCGCATCGCACGGATTATCACCGTATTTTGCTGAAGCAACAAGCTCATTAGAAATACCCGGTGGTAATTCGTCGATTTCTTTCAATCGGCTTCTTTCAGACTTGATGGCATTTTTAATACGTTCTTGAATAGAGTTTTCTATTTCTTCGTCGTCCTTCTTCTTGTCTGAATCCTTTTTGTTTTCTTTTTTTGGATCCGCTTTTTCTTCAGCATCATCCTCTTCGTCTTTTTTCTTTTTGTCGCCTTCTTCATCGCCTTCTTCAGATTTATTAGAAAAACCTGCTATGCAATTTTGAAGTGACATCAAAAATTTTTGAAATTCATTCATTGTACCTTCTCCTCCTTTTTCATTGTTTTGATGTATAACGTTGTTCATTATTTTGCTTGGAATGTGGAAATTGGAAACGTTGTGGCTTACTCCGTTAATCATGAGAATTCCTTTGTTTGTATAGCTCATTTCAGGATTAGCCCCACCAATAACTGAATTGGCAAAGCCTTTTTCTACCGCTTGTGAGCCAGTCATCCACGTTTCTTGTGTCATCATTGAGCGCAATTCTGTAACATCCATTCCTGTTTTTACAGAATATATTTCGGCAATAGCATCCTCAGCCGTTTCAAAAGCATTGACATACTTTTTTAAATCTTCGAGCTGCATATATTCCCAAACTTGAGCGCCTACTCCGTGTATCATGATTAATGAGCCCGGATAAACCTCGACCTCGTCGCCGGCGCACATGATAATACTTGCCGCACTTGCAGCAATTCCCTCGACTATAACTTTTTTGTGTCCAGCTAAGGTCTTGAGAGCGTTATGGATTGCTATACCGGTGTATAGATCCCCACCGCAAGAATTTAATTTTATGGTTATATTTTGAGCGTTTTTTATAACCTCTAGGTCTTCCAAGAAGCCTTCAGGGGTAATATACTGGCCCTCAATTTTTTCATTCGTCCACCAATCTCTTGGTGCTTCAGAACAAATATCACCATAAAGAGTAATTTCGGCATTCAAGCCGTCAGCCTTGGCTACGTTCCAAAACTTAACCTTCTGATTTTGTTGTCGTTGCATTGTTCCCGGCATCTTTCTCCTCCGTTTTCAACCCTTCCTTTACAGCTTCTTTTATAAGCTCATCAATTTCAGGGTTCTTTGTTTTTGCTGCTGTTAACTTTGTATTTTCAACCACTAAGCGCTCAATATTTGCATCCCAATCGGAGCCATTGATACGCGTTGTAGAATCCGAATATGTGCTTAGTCCATATTCGCAAGCCATAATTTCTGCCGATATTTCTTTCGTTGGATCGAGCATTCCTTGTGAAGGTCCAATCCAGCTCGTGCCTAAATATGCCTGCCTAATAATTGGGTCTGTGAAAAAGCCCGGAGCACTTATTCTTCCAAGTGCAATCGCCTCATACATCCAAGTCTCATAAATTGGTTTGCAAAAATCCGAAACAAACCAAGAGCGGCGCATTTTAAATGCCTTCCAAGCTTCTAGCAATGCTGCCCTTGATGCAGAGTAACTTGCATTGAATTCCTTCAGTAATAAATCTGCTGGTATTTCTAATGCAGCACCTATCTGAACAGATATTGCACGTACGAAATTATTAAAACCGCCTGCTGGGCGCTTAGGGTCACCGAAGGTAACATTTTCACCCGGCTTTAACGCAATGGTTGTACCCGGTCCCATTTCGTATTCATTATCATCTGTCGAAACTGGCTGTACATCATCAGGTATTGCCTCGTTAAATGGCACCTCGTCCGCATTTTCTGTCGTTATAAAAGCTGTATAAAAACTTTCTACAATCGCAGCCATAAGCTCCGCTTCTGTATATCTGCGAACTTGCAGGATAGGTTCAATTACAGGAGCAAGATATGGAGCCCCTCTGTATTGGTCTGGGCGTTCCGTGTTCGCAACTTGTAAGATATTCGGTAATTCAGTCAGTTCGCCAAAGGCAATTACTCTTTGCCACACTGTTCTTTCAGCGTTTCTCTCACGTGGGTAATTGTTCCGAATATGATATGCTGTAATCAATCCATCTTTATTTATCTCTACCCCATCGTAAATTTTATTGCCGTTCTGTGTTCCGTCTGTAATCGCCGGGCAGCCGTCAGATAAACCATTAGGAGTTGAAACCCTATCGGCTTCAATTACATGCAGCCTAAGGGAATATGGAAAAAAGTTTGTAGCTTTAACCCTTTTAAATAAGCAAAAACTATCCCCTGAAGCCATCCAAGCCATTAACGCTAATGCCTGCATTGAATAAAAGTCGTTCATTCCTGTCGCATCACAAGCTCTTTTATTGTTGGCCCACAGTGCAAACTCTCGCTCTGTGTCTTTTTGCCAAATATCAGCCTCTTCAGTTGTCATTTTTAGAACATCTTTATCGATGCGGCTTTTTGGATATAAGCCGCCGCCGACAATATTCGTTCTATTTATTTTGATTGCAGAAAGGGCAAGCCCTCCCGACATCATCAAAACGCGTGAACGCTGTCTTAGCAAATTATTATTATAGTTAATATCCTCATTCGGGGAGCCACTTTGACCATCAAAGCCTTTTAAAGCCCTTTTGGTTATGCTTGCGCCAGTATGTGAATATCCTTTATTTTGGAATCTGCGTGTTTTTTTTCCCATTACTCCACCTACAAATCTCGCGGTATTATGCCAACCGCTTTTCTTGGTTTTCTATTTCCTAGCCTAGCTTCAAGCTCGGATACTTTATTTTCTAACTCTTTGATTGCCCTACGGACATCCCCAAGCTCCGTGTTATATTTTGTAACTGAACGCGGCCCATAGCCGTAAGCCTGTGCCCCGCCTGTTAATATTTTTTCTTCATGGTCAAGATATAATTTGAGCCGAGCACGTTTGCCCGCAAGCTCTGTTTCTATATCGGTTTGTGTCATTATTCCTCCTTACCAATCGTTACCTGCACCTACTTGGCTGTTTTTTACAACACGGCTTTTAGGTTTTGGTTGTTGAGCGATAGCCTTTTTTACAGGCTTTTCGTTAAGTCTGCGTTCAAGGGCCTGCAAATCAGGGTCCCAAATCCTAAAGGCGGCTTGAGCATAGTTCCTGCAATCTAACGCTTCATTGAATCTATGGCCCGGCAATTTTACCCAAGTCCATCTATTGCTTGACTTTGTTTTAGACAATGCAAGTTTCTCTGAAAGCAACCCATTAAAATAATTCAAATCGTAATTAAGCCCCTCATTTTTAGGGAAGTGACAATATTTTGCCCCAGCCTCATTAACCCTTAAGTTATTCATTATGGTAGCTTTCCCAGCATCAACACCTATCGAATAAAGCCATACATGCTTTTTCTTGTCGCCTTTTATAAAGATTTTGTTTGGCTTTCCTACAAACGGAATGCCGTCTCCACCTCTCCCTTTTATGGCGAAGACCCGCTTGTGAAATCTCAAACGGCATTGCTCATATACATCTTGTGTATAGTGTCCACCCGAGTCCACGCAGGTTATAACAACTTTTAGGCCTTTCCCATTTTTAAAATGGTATATGTGGTCAACTACATCATCAAGGCGCTCCCATACTTCTTTTGTATCGGGACGGCCCATAATATAGCCTTTTTTTATACCCCACGTTTCACCAAACATACCGAAGCCAAGAACCTCATATTCTAAACGATCGTCTTGAGTATCAACTCCGCAGCATAGCCCCAAAACTCCATCGGGGAGTTCTGCTTCATACTCTTCGCGACGAGAAAGCATTTCATCCTCGTCTGCAAGGTCGCCTCTGTCTTCCCACAATTCCCCAAACATAGTGTTATAGACAACTTGTAGCTTTTCAGGATTTGACCCTGCCTGAAGGAAAGCTCGGACTATTTTTATCCAACTTGTCCATGGGCTTGCAAACGCATTTAACCAAAAAGAACGGTGCCCATCCTCTTCATAGGCATCAGGATTTTCAGCAATCCATTTCGCTGGCTGTAAGCGTATTTCATCTTCAGGTGTAATAACACCACAATGAGGACAAGCAAAGCCATGCATAGTTATAGTGAAAAACTTTTTATTTTTAACAATCCTTACTTCATAAGAAAAACGAACATGGTCAAAAACAATATTTGTATATTCACCGCACTGTGGACATTTGTGGCACCAGCGTTCTTGAGTACCAAGTAAAAACGCTTCTTCAATATTACTCGATCCTTTTATAGTCGGTGTTGATACTTCAACGGATTTCTGATTATAAAAGGTTGTTTGACGCGCTTTCGCCAGTTGCCAAGGGTCTCCTTCGCCGCCTGCCGATGCCGCCCATCTATCGCGTTCATCCCCAATTACATAACGAGTAGGAGTAGAACATAATGCCGCCGCCGATTCGGAACCGCATATTGTCAAAATCCCGCCGGGGAATGATTTTTGTAATATCGTATTGCCCGCGTCTCGATTTTTTATATTATGTACTTTTTTCTTCAGCTTTTTGCTGTCCCTTATCATAGGCGCCACACGTTGCTTGGAAAATTTTCTAGCAGCCTCAAGGTTTGGCTGAATATATAAAATTGAGCCCGGCGCTTGGTCCATAATATATCCAATTACATTTAATTGCAGTTCGGATTTTCCAACCTGCGAACCTGCCACCATTGTTATATTTTGTATTTTTGGATCCGTAAAAGCTCGCATAGGTTCTCTTAGATATGGAGTTCTTTCTGTTCTCCAAGGGCCGTATTCTGCTGAACTTTCTGGACTTAGTACCCTGTACTTATCGGCCCACTCATCAACTGTTAACTTTTCAGGTGGCTTAAAGTAGCTTAAAGCGCTTTTAATTTGTTTATTTAAATCTTTTTCAATTTGCTGTGGAGTTTTGTAGAGATGAGTGTGCGATGTTTCATTCGTCTGAAATATCGTCACTTAGCCACCCCTCCCGCTCTTGAACTCTTGCGCTAAAAAATTCAGAACTATATTCATACTCTGCGAGTTCGTTCAAAATTTGAAATACATCTTTTTCAATACGCTCTGAAGCTTCTGCCGGAGTGTTTATTTTTGAAATATCAATAGCAAGTTTTCCGGGCAACGCCATTAGTAAACTTTTTGTTGTTGCAGCAACATCTTCAAATAACGCTTCTACATCTTCGCCACGATGCATTTTCCCTTTAAGCTCATTTAGTTCAAGCTCGACCATAGAAGCTCTTGCTTCCTTCAAGCGGATTTCTGCATCGAGTTTTTGTCTTTCCTGTTCTTCAGTATTCTTAGTTCGTTTTTGCAAACAGTCCTGAAGGTATGATATATATTTTTTTATGACAACGGGGACATCAAAATAATAAATGCCCTTTTCTTTTGTATAAGGGAATATCCCTTCGCTCGCCAGTTGCTGTATTCTACGAATAGATAATCCAAAATAATTTGCTAAAAATTCTGTGGGCTTTAAGCCTTTTTTTGTTTCTTCCTTATTCATAAATTCTCTTTTCTTTTTGTTAGCAAACGAAACGAAGTGAGGTAAAAAGTTTTTTTCAAAAACTACACCGATAAGGTGCCCTTACCCAGCCGCATAGGGAGAAGTCGCCAGGAGTACCTATGACCACCTCAAATGCCCTATTGGTGCGGGTCTTTGCCTTTTTGCATTGACAGCGCACTGTGAGCCGTTGTAAGCCCTCTTTTTGTTTTATATAGCCTATGTATAGTAAATATGATTTAAACCCCAATAGAAGCCAACGTGGCAGGTGGGATTGGTGTCTGTTAGAATGGGTGCTCGACCTCTTCATTGTCGCGAATACATTTGATGCCTATGTCACCATATACAGCAGCGAGTCTTTGAACGATAGAATCGCAAAAGGAAGGTTCAAGTTCTATTACTCGAGCCTTGCGCCCTATCGCCTCACAGGCCACGATAGTCGTGCCACTACCCCCAAATGGGTCAAGGACTATCTGCCCTTGCTTTGAGGAGTTGTCTATATACTTTGTGAACAACTCAACAGGCTTCATTGTAGGATGTATCTCACTCTTTGTTGGCTTATTGCAGTTTATAACTGTTGTTTGCTTTCTATCGTCAATGAAGTAATGAGCAGCCCCTTCTTTCCAGCCATATAAACACGGCTCGTGCTGCCAGTGGTAGTCTTGCCTTCCCATAACTAATGTGTTTTTATGCCATATAAGGTTTTGCTTTACCAATATACCTGTGGCTTCAAGAGTTGTTTGGAAGTTTATGCGCTCGCTATCTGCGTGCCAGCAGTAAACACTGCCACCGGGTCTTAATGAGTTAGACATCGGCGTGAAGCATGATAATAGGAATCCGTGAAAGTCATCATCGCTTTTGTTATCATTCTTTATTTTTAATTTATCTTTTGTTTTTCCCTCATAGTCAACATTATACGGAGGGTCAGTCATAACCATATCTGCAACATCACCGTCCAAGAGTGCTGCATATACATCGCTCCTTCTGCTATCACCGCATATAAGACGGTGCCGGCCAAGTATGTATATATCCCCTGCTTTTGTAAAGGCCTCTTTGGGAGGTTCAAATATAGCATCGGGATCCGAATGCTCCTCGTGTTCTTCTATTGAACATAGAAGTTCTTCGTATTCGTCTGAAGAATATCCTGTTAATTCTCCAAATTCCTCAAAATTGAAACTCTCAAACATTTCTGCGAGTGCTTTACTATCAACTTCTGAAAGCTCTGCTATTCTGTTGTCCGCAACCAGTGCTGCGTGTTCTTCATCGTTATTGTTAAAGTTTTGATATTCGACCGGAACTTGCTTAAAGCCTGCGAGCTTTGCAGCTTCTAATCGTCCGTGACCTTTAACAATATAGCCTGAAAGCCTTGAAACTGTAATCGGCGCTCGCCATCCTGTTTTCTCAATAACTTCAGAAAGTAATTTTATTTGCTCGCTTGGGTGTTTGTTTGGATTTAGAGGATTAGGTTTTAATTCGTTTATGTTTATAATTTCGTCGAATGCGCAAAACACTTGCGTATTATCAATTGTGGTTCTTGCGAGGGTTGATGGATTAGCCTCTAGTTGCCCCCCCCCCCCCCCC